ATTGTAGAAACTAAAAAGAGAACAAACCGTAATTATATCAAAATAGACAAAGATGGTTTTGACGGTAAGAAATTTGCTTCTACTATTAGAACTGCCAAACTTTTTAAGGATATTGCTTATTATAGAGAAAATAAACAAAATCCATTTTGGGTAGAAGAAAAAATAGCTGTTACTCTAAGAAAAATCAAACTGAATCTTTGTTTTTTGAGCGCTGTTGATAATGGTTTAAGTAGGGTTAAAGAAAGTATTGATAGAATGGTTCAGGATGGTGTAATAGAACAAGCCAAATGGTCTGCCGAAGGATTCAGAAAAAATTACGATATTATGCAAATTGCATATGATATTATTCGAGAGTACAATCTTGAAAAATTTAAGAACGAAAACACTTGACAAGACATAGAAAGTGTGGTATAATATAAGCACAAATAAAGCTGAGTAGATAGGAGATTCAAAATGGTAAGAACTGGATTTGTAAAAGTTATTCTTGATTCTGGATATGGCAATTCTTGTGTCGGGCATATGGTCAATTATTTCGCTGATAAAGATACTCTTGTTGTGAGGTGTAACGGTGGAGTAAATTCTGGTCACACAGTTTGTCATAATGGGATTCGCCATATTTTTCATCATTTTGGTTCTGGTACGTTAAAGGGCGCTCCTACCTATCTTGCCGATGAATTTATTGTTAATCCAAGTGAGTTTAGAAGCGAGTGGGAGCAGTTGGAAAAACTTGGTGTAACGCCAATTATTTATGTAAATGAAAATTGCAGAATTACCACTCCTTTTGATGTTGCTATTTGTCGTACTTTGTATGATTATAATAAAGGAAAAAGAAGCACAAGTGGATTTGGAATCACTAATACTATTCAGCGTAATAATGGAGACGCAAAATATAGGCTGAAAGTTTCTGATTGTCTTAATATGACAGTTGATAGTTTTAAGAACTATTTGCATGGATTAAGGGACGGATATATCAATGAGATAGTTCTTAAAAATGCTCCGAATGGAGTGCTTGAAATTCTAAACAATTATTCGTATTTGCATAGTGATTCAAACCTTGACAAGTACATTGATGATTTAATGTTTTTTCTTAGTCATATAACTACTCATTCATCGGTATTTACACTTGTTTCTAACAAAAGAGAGTATTGCATTTTGTATAATTTTAAAAATATTATTTTTGAAGGCTCTCTTGGTTTGAGAAATTCTGTTGCTTTTTATGGCGTAGATGATTGCTGTGCGTATCATACTGGTCTTAATTTCTTCAATAAATACATTGCTCACAATGAACTTGATTGTAGCCATGACATTGAAGTTATTTATTGTTCCCGTTGGTACAATATGAGGTATGGTACTGGCAGATTTGAAGAATATAATAAATTTTTTATTTCGGATAAAATCAAAGAAGATACTAACGTAAAAACTTTATGGTGTGGAGAACCAAAATTTGGTTTAATTAGTCCTAGTAGTTTGTATACAAGAATTGCTGCCGATTCTCGTAAATGTCGTGAAAAATTTCCAAAAACTGGCGATTTTAGGTGGGATTATAGTTTAGCAATCAGCCATTTAGACCAGACAAATGGAAATATTCTAAAGTATAAAGACGGTAATAATATCAAAACTGGTAGTATTGACAATTTTTTTGAAGAAATGATTGGTCAAAATCCAAACATTTTTTATAAAGTTTATGGTAGTTTTGGAACTACTGATAACGATGTAAAATTATTGGCGAATTTTGAGTAAAGGAGGATAGAAATGGTTTTGCAGTTTATTGTGATGTGTGGACTTCCTGCAAGTGGCAAGTCTACTTATTGTAATTTGCGGAGAAAAGAAGGATTTGTGGTAATTTCTTCTGATGCAATTCGTGAGGAATTTTATGGAGACGAAGGAAATCAAGACCATAATTCGGAAGTCTTTAAGGAAGTAGAGAGACGTATTAAAGTCAATCTTGAATGTGGCAATAGCGTAATCTTTGATGCTTGTAATGTTTCTTCTCGGTATCGGACAGCTCTCTTACAAAGAGTTAAAGGACTTGAAAAGCGTATCGGAAAGATTCATGCAAGCTGCATGATTATGCGCACTTCGTACAATGATTGCATTGCCCGTTCTCATATGCGGTCAAAGGATGTCCCTGATTATGTAATTTATCGTATGTACAAAAATTTTAACATTCCTTATTGGAATGAGGGATGGGATAGTATTAATTTCGTTAATGGTCTTGAATTTGAAACTTATGACCCTGTTGAAGTTGTAAATTCTTTGACTGACTTTAATCAGGACAATCACCATCATACCTTGTCTTTAGGTTCACACATGAAAATGGCGTATAAGATTGCAGAAAAGAATAATTTTTCCAAGTATGTGAGATATGCGGCATTGATTCATGATATTGGGAAAGCTAAGACTAAGGTATTTTGTAATAGAGACGGTGTAAAGACTGAGGAAGCTCATTATTATAATCACGAAAATATTAGTGCGTATGACGGTATGTTCATGAAATTTTCTGATTTGAGTTTAGAGGGATTACTTCACGTTCTTTTCTTAGTAAATCAGCACATGAAGCCTTATGGCTGGAATAATGGGCAGTGTTCTAAGTATGAGAAAAAGTGGGGTAAAGATTTTTACGAAGAGGTACAAAATTTGCATTATTGTGATGTTGAATCACATTAAAATATAAAAATAAGGGGATAGAATGTATGGTAGAAAAGTTTTATGACACCAACGCACTATTAAATCTCGGAGAAAAGGCTTTTGAAGATTTTTTTGTTTGTTCTCATAAAACTCTTGAAGAAATTGAGCATATTAAAACTTCTGGACACAAGGACGAAGATACGAAGTTTAAGGCTCGTAGACTTGCTCGATTGTTTGACAATAACGATAATTATTATGTCTGTAATTTTGATTATAATGCAATTCTTGAATTACTTTCTAATAAAGGAATTGAATGTACTCCTGATAATATTATTATTGCAGAAGCATTTCTTTATAATCAGAAAGAGCAAGAAGATGGCGTGTTTATAAACTTTATTACAGATGATATTAGTTGTAAAAATATCGCAAAGAATGTTTTTGAGCTTCCTGTTTTTGGTATCAGAGAAAATGAAGATGACAAATATACAGGATTTGAAGAAGTCATTGTGAGTTCCGATGAAGCTCTTGCTGAAATTTATCAGAACTTAGATAATAATTTCTGTAATTGTATCATGAATGAGTATTTGATTTTGAAGCGTCCTGACGGTTCTGTAATTGACGCTATGAAATGGAATGGTACTCAATTTGTTGCAATTAAACGCCAGAATTTAAAGACTACTACCATTGGAGATGCAAAGGGCGAAATTAAGCCAAAGGACATTTATCAGGAAATTTTCATTGATTCTCTTTGTACAAACCAGATTAACATGGTAAAGGGCGATAGTGGTACTGGCAAGAGTTTGTTATCACTGGCATATTTGTTCTCTTTGTTGGAAAAACATAAGATTGAGACTATTATCATTTTCTGTAATACTGTTGCAACTATTAATAGTGCAAAGCTCGGCTATTACCCCGGCTCACGTTCCGAGAAGTTGGCAGATGCCTCCATTGGTACTATGCTAACTTCTAAGTTGGGTGATAGTATTGCATTACAGCGTGCTATTGATGACCATAAGATTCAGCTTCTTCCTATGTGTGATATTCGTGGATTTGATACTCGTGGTACAAAGTGCGGCGTGTATATTACTGAAGCTCAGAATCTTGATATTTCCCTTATGAAATTGGCATTACAGAGAATTTCTTCTGATAGCATTTGTATTATTGATGGTGACTATGAAACTCAGGTTGATATGTCACAGTATGCGGGAAGCAACAATGGTATGCGTCGTATGTCCGAGGTTTTCCGTGGTGAGGACATCTATGGCGAGGTTGAATTGCAGAAGATTTATCGTAGCCGTATTGCGGAGATTGCCAATAAGATGTAATAGGTTGGTGGTTAATTTTGATTTATTTAGATTCAGCATCTACGACTTTTATAAGTCCTAATGTAAAAAAAGAAATTGACCGTGCTATGGATTGTTTGAATTGTAATCCTAGCAATTTATATAAAGAAGGTCTGGAAGTAAAGCAATATATTGAAGATACTAAAACAAATATTGATTTGCTGTTGAATGGTGGAGGCGGAAAAATTTATTTCACCTCAAGTGGTAGTGAAGCAAATACTTGGGTTATCAATAAGAGTGTTGATAAAATAATTATAAGCGGAATCGAACATAGTTCTATTATGAGTGTTGACGGAAATAAGAGAGATTTTGATTATAATTATAATATTTTACAGACAGACGAATATGGTTTTATAGACCCTGATATGTACGACCAATTTCTTAGCTGGGGAGAAGATAGTGAATGGTATGTTAAAATGGTATCAATCATAATGGCAAATAATGAGATTGGTACGATTCAGGACATTAAAAAGTTGGCAAGTATGGCTCATGCACATGGGTATATTTTCCATACGGATATTACCCAAGCTCTTCCTCATATGAAAATTAATATGCAGGAATTAGGAGTTGATATTGCTACATTTTCAGGTCATAAATTTCATGCCCCTAAAGGAATTGGTGTTGTCTGGATTTCTGATGGAATGAAGTATGAAAGATATTATCATCTACCAACTCTTATTTATGGTGGCAAGCAAGAAGATGGAATACGTGGTGGCACAGAGAATATTCTTGGTATTGCTGGCCTTAACGCTGCCGTTAATGATTTACGTTGTGTAAATTTTGATGAAATAGACGTTAAATATAATGACTTTAAAAAAGCAATTATTAGAGGGTTGGAAGATGGACTTGGGAAAGATGCTTTCCGAGTAAATTCTCCCTCACATGATTGTGTTAGTAGTATTATTAACATTGCGTTTCATGGAGTTCATGCAGAATCTTTAATGCTTGCTTTGGATGAACTTTACGACATAAAGGTTTCCACTGGTTCTGCTTGTGAAGCTGGGAGCGCAAGTCATGTTTTGTCAAATATTGTAATGTCAAATGATTCCTTGAAAGATATAAGTATACCCACTTCTTCTATTAGAATTTCTTTCGATGAAAATACTACCACTGAAAATATTTCCACGTTGATAGGTGCTTTAGTGGATACTGTAAAAATTCTAAAAGAAAATTCTTGAAAACACTTGACAAGAGAATAAAAATATGCTATAATATAGATGTTCGGAAGATACAAAACAGCTACAAAATGAATTTAAAGGAGTATCTAATATGAGTGTTTTTACTGATGCTGCACGTACTGAAGCTTCTCGTACTCTTACGACTAATGGTGCTTTGGCTATTAATACCACTGGTAGTTCGGTTCTTGACTTGTTTGCCCAGTGTGGCGCTATGCGTGAGAACCGTAGTGATTTGACCAGTTTGCTTTATGCGGCCTTTAACGAAAGTCCTGATTTAACGACGAAGATTACGTTCTATTGTCGTGATGCTCGTGGTGGTCAGGGTGAGCGTGAGACTGCTCGTCAGATGTGGCATTGGCTGGCTACGAACCATACCGATGTCATGCGTAAGAACTTGAAGTACGTTCCTTTCTTCGGTCGTTGGGATGATATGTATGTTTTCATCGGAACGCCCGTTGAAAATGATATGTGGCAGATTTTGGTTGAGCAGATTTCTGAGGATATTGCGGCTATGAATGCTGGCAAGTCTGTTTCTCTGGCTGCTAAGTGGGTCAAGTCTGTCAATACCAGTTCCAAGGAGTCTGTACGTCTTGGTTATTTGACCGCAAAGAAGCTGGGAATGGACGCACGCACCTATCAGAAGACTATTGCAAAACTCCGTAAGTACATTGATGTTACGGAAGTTAAAATGTCTGGTCGTGAGTGGTCTAAGATTAATTACGAAGCTGTTCCCTCTTATGCAATGAAGAATTACGCCAAGGCATTTTCTAAGCATGACAACATCGGTTTTTCTAAGTACATGGAGGCTGTGAAGTCTGGCGCTAAGAAGATTAATGCTTCCACGTTGTTCCCTTATGACATCATTGAAAGATACGAGAATAGTTATGCGGAAGATGATGTTTTAGAGGCGCAGTGGAAAGCTCTGCCTAACTATGTCGAGGGCGAGAATAATATTCTTGTAATGGCAGATACTTCTGGTTCTATGTATGGCCGTCCTATGGACGCTGCTATTGGTTTGGCAATTTATTTTGCCGAGCGCAATAAGGGAGATTGGCACAACCTGTTTATGACTTTCTCTGAGCGGCCTAAGTTCATTGAACTTCGTGAAGGTACTCTGCGGAGTAAGATTAATAAGGTCAGAAGCGCTCCTTGGGGTAATAATACAAATCTTGAGGCGGCATTTGAGCTTGTGTTGAAGACTGCAATCAAAAATAACATAGCTAGTGAGGACTTGCCTAAGACTATCGTAGTTATTACTGATATGCAGATGGATTATTGCGTTACTGGTTTCCGTAAGGGATGTTTAACGTTCTACGACCAGATTAAGCAGAAGTATAATACTTATGGCTATACTTTGCCGGAAGTTGTGTTCTGGAACGTAAATAGCTATGGTAATTTTCAGGCAAGAGCAAAGCAAGAAGGAGTTCGTCAGTTCTCTGGTATGTCTACTGCGATTTTCAAGAATGTTCTTGAATCTATCGGATATGATAGCTATGAGGCGATGATTAAGGCTCTGAGTGACGAGCGTTATGCAATGATTACGGCATAAGGAGTTTGAATGACTAAAAAGACTGAGTGCTGTGGCAATTGTGAATGGCACGAAGATTTTAACTGGGTTTGTTTCTGCGGAGAAAGTGAGTGGTGCGCAGATTATACTGCGCCAGATAATTACTGTCAATTCTTCAAGAAAAAGAGTGAAAACCTGATGAAATCACTTGACAAATCCTAAAGAATGTGGTATAATATAGGTACATAAGGGGAGGCAACTCCCCTGTGTATTTAAATATAACAAAGGAGAAAGACAACTATGGAAAGAATTTTTGTATGGGACACATCGGATGATAAGAAGCATCTTTATTTTACGTTTATTGATGAACGTGATGGCAGAGTTACGGATGAACGGAAGATGAAGGTCGAGAATTTTTATGACGGAGATATGTGCGCTTATGCTTGTCCTGACTGGGATATTCCTTTTAGCGTTGTAACTTGCCGTTGTCGAAACAACACGGTCGCCACACATACAATGTGGGAGATGTTGAATGTAGAACAAAATTTGGTGGAAAATACTTGTTCTGATTCCGAAACACTGAATGCGTATCGTGAAAAATATCTGAATGACCGCTCAGTTTCCTCCACTTCTAGGGATATTATTAAAATTATCAATAGGGCAGAAAAGACAAAGAATTGGAAGATAAAGCCTGTGTCTGAAGTAATTAAGCTTCTTTAATTTGAGGTTTATATGAGCGACTATAGAGACACAAGTATTCATGATTCCACTCGTCTTAAAGAATTACAAGCGCTACCATTGGAGCGCAAAGTTCAAATTAGTCAGACGCGTATCTTAGAGTGGTATAATCATTTTAAAGGAAGAATATATGTAAGTTTTAGTGGTGGCAAAGATAGTACAGTTCTTCTTGATATTGTACGCCGAACATTGCCAGATAAAAATATCCCAGTGGTTTTTGTAAATACTGGACTGGAATATCCAGAAATTCAAAAATTTGCACAGTCTTTTGATGGAGTAATTGTATTAAACCCAAAGTGGGGAAATGCCGGAAAGCGAAACGGTCATTCTAATATAGATAATTTATCATTTAAAGATGTTGTTTCTATTTATGGCTATCCGATTATTTCAAAAGAGGTGTCGGGAGCTATTAAAGATGCTCGTGTTAGTATGTCTCATGGAAATTATTCTGTGTCTATGAGACGTTTAAATGATGGCGAAATTGATAGCGTATTTAATATACAAAAATATAGACCACTTTATGATTTACCATTTAATATTTCTTCCGAGTGCTGTAAGGTTATGAAAAAACGTCCTGTAAAACATTATGCCCACAAACAACAAGTTTTTCCTATTACTGGACAAATGGCAGAAGAAGGATGGCTTAGAAGACAGCAATGGTTGAAAAATGGCTGTAACGGTTTCTATATGAAAGAACCAGTCAGTAATCCTTTGTCGTTTTGGACAGAACAGGATATATTTGAATATATTGTAAAATATGGGCTTCAAATTTGTTCTGTTTATGGTGAAATCATAAAAGACGAAAAATCTGGAAAATTTTTATGCACTGGTTGTACTAGAACAGGATGTATTTTTTGTGCTTATGGTTTACATCTTGAAAAGGGCGAAACACGTTTTCAGAGATTGGCTTGGACGCACCCAAAACAATATGATTATTGTATTAATGGAGGTCAATGGGTAGACAACCCACAATATGATTCTTTAAATACCAATAAAGATATTTGGAATCCAAAACAAATTTGGATGCCTAGTGAATCTGGTTTGGGTATGGGGCGCGTATTTGATATGTGCAATTCAATTTATGGGAAAGACTTTATGATTTATGAATAAATCGAGTTGGATTATTTGATTTGAGGTAATTAATAGTGCAAATTATCGGAAATTTATGCTATGACGGTTACGAAGACCTTGAAGTAGATGTTCTTATGGATGAAGTTGGAAATTTTTATTTTCAACCGTTATGGCCGGGTTATTATGGCGAAATTGAGGATAAGACAAGTAATCTTCTGAAATTGTTTCTTAGAATTTTAAAAGAAACAATTTTTAATAAAGACGGTTATTTGGAATATTCAATTAAACGTTTGAAAGAAAGCAATAATTGGTTTTGTGCTATTACCGGTGATTTTAATGAGGAATGTTCTCCTGTTTATTTCATGCTTCGTAATATAGATGAAAATGAAAATGCAGTTAGTGAATTTTTTACACCTGAAGAGGCTTTTAAAGCGACGAAGGATAAGCTATCTGAGGTCATGACTTTATGTAATGGAGACGAGTTTAACAGGTATTTTGAAACTCATAAAATCATGGTTTTAAAACCTCGGCATCAGGAAGATTAAAAATTTTTTAGAATTTTTTAAAAAAACACTTGACAAAATTAAAATTTTGTGCTATAATATAGATAGAAAGACGATTCAAACATTATATAATTACTAATAAATGATGTCTTTTGGGTGGTGAGGCAAATTTAATAGTGTATTTATAATAATTGAATTTAGTCTTTTTTACATAGAAGATTGCAAAGTAGTTGCTCTCTTCCCCATGTTATTACATAAAACGTGGATTGTTATTTAAAATTAAACCATTATGAATCTTAAACAGACGCTTACAGCAATTATTTTGGTTTGTTTTTGGTTTCAAACGAAAATAGCGTCTAAATATTATACTTGGGTAGCTTAATTGGTTAAAGCGACGAAAATGCTGTCTATTAGGCGGTAACAGCAAGAAAGTCTTCCATTATCAAGGCGTAGACTGTTGGTTCAAATCCAACCCCAAGTGCCAATTGTGTACATTCTAATAGATTATGTTGGGTGTGCATCCTCTAAAACTATTATTAATGGACGAGTTAAAAGGTTTCGTCCACTTTTATATGCGGTAGTGCCTCAATGGACACAGGAACAGTCTTCTAAACTGTCATGGTTTACACCTTTCTCGGTTCGATTCCGAGCTGCCGTACCATGACTACAAAATGTAGTCATTAAATCAAATTCTAATAGAAAGAGAGAGGGCAAAATGATTTTAAAGTATTTGACAAGAGTTGAAAAGAATGGTGAATCGTTTGACCGTTGGAATTATATTGACGGCCTGAATAATTGTTCCACCTACTATGATAAGGATTCCGAGTGTATCTGTGTTGATATGAGGGAAGATAAGGGCATTGTACTCGCAATCCATGATAAGGCTTACCTGTTAAACAATGAGGGTAAGACAATCGACAAAGTTTTTTGATTTAGCTAATTACAGTTATATTCATGTATAATTGTTAATTTACAAAACACTTCTAAAAAGATGTGTTGACAGCCGGAAAGACGGCATTATTTTTTGTCTAAATACTGGAAATTAATATACAAAATTGATTTCACTTAGTATATGTGGGTGAAAGTCCCATTACAGACAAGGATTTAGTACCAACACCGATTATGAGGTGTTAGCATGAAAAAAATTGTTTGCATTTTTATTTCATTTATTATTTTAATTAGTGCATTATTGCCGTGTGCATATGCACAATCCAACTTAGATGATTATTTAGAATTGTATGAGCAATGGGATAATGAACTTATTACTTATACAAATAATTTATGCGAAGAACATGATATTCCGTATTCTGTTGTTATCGCTATTATTTATCACGAATCAAGATTTAAAGACAATGTTGGTACTAAATACGTTGGCCTAATGCAAATTTCGACTTCTTCTGACGTAATTAATTTCTTAAAGAAGAACGGAGTTTTAACAAGTGCCAGTGAACTTTATAATCCTAAAACAAATATTCTTGCTGGAATTATGATGCTGAAATACGCCAAAAGTAAATCAAGTAATAAAAATGACATGATTTACATATATGCTATGGGAGAGGGCAACGTAAAGAAACGCAAGAATGCTGGATTATCGTATGACAATGCAACAAAGGAAATTATTAGTCTCTCTGATAAATACGAAGTTCATTTTTCAGAGAATGGAATTTTTAAAGCTGTCGAAAGCGTTTTGGAAAAAATGGCAATCGAATTTAAACTAGAATGTCGGCGTAGCCGAATATAGTCAAAAATATTTTTAGAAATTTGAAAATTTTACTTGACAAACAGAAAAAATTGTGGTATAATGACACTGTAAGAAATCCAAATACAAAATAAATTTAAAGAGAGGTATTAGATTATGCGTATTAAGGTTTTGAAGGACAACAATCGTGTTATTGCTACTGGCTCTATTGCTGGCCGTAAGATTAAGGCAATTGCAGTTTGCAATGAGGACAACTTTGACGAGAACGTAGGTATTGACCTTGCTACTCGGAAGTACAAGATTCGCGAAAAGATGGCGAAGCGAGATTCCCACAAGGCTGCAATTAGTTCTCTAAATAAGCTGATTGCATGGTGTGAAAACCAGAAAGAGGCTGAAGAGAATCTTGTCGCTCTGCATAATCAGCGGATTGCAGAAATGGAACAGGAGTACAATGACCACGTTGCAAGTCTGTTCAAGTAATTCCAAAGTTTATAATATTTTATGTGATTGTAAAATATAATAACTAGCAAAGGAGAAAATTATGGGTTCATTACAATTTAAGCGCGCCCAGCGTAAGCGAGTTAAGTTGAAGATTGGCATTTCCGCTCCTAGTGGCGGTGGAAAAACTTTGAGTTCACTTATTCTTGCTTACGGCATTGTAAAGGGTGAACACCCTGATTGGTCTGAAGAAGATATTTGGGGTTCTATTTGTGTTATTGATACCGAGAACGGTTCTGCCGAGCTTTATGTGGGTATGACTGTTCCTGAAAGTAGAATTAAAATTGGAGAGTATAATGTGATTTCTCTCCAGCCTCCGTTTACTGCCGATAAGTATATTGAAGCTATTGAGCTTGCGAAGGACAATGATATTGAGGTTTGCGTTCTGGATAGTGCTTCGCATATTTGGATGGGCAAAAATGGGTTGCTTGAGCAACAAAGTAATATCGCAAAGCGAACTGGTAATGGATATACTTCATGGCGAGATATTACTCCGCAGTGGAACAAGTTTGTTGATGCAATCTTGCAGACTGATATGCACATGATTGTGACTGTTCGTTCCAAGACTGAATATGTTCAGGAAAAGGACGAAAAGGGGCATACCACCATTCGTAAGGTTGGTCTAGCGCCTCAAATTCGTGACGGATTTGAGTATGAGCTGTCTATGTTCTTGGATTTGGATGTTAATCATATGGCAGAGGTTTCCAAAGACCGTTCTGGCGTGATTGAACAGTATTCAAAGAATAATAATAAATATTTCTTAATTACTCCGCAACTCGGTATCGAACTTGCTAACTGGTTGGCTGGTGGTGCTGTTGAGAAGAAAACAGAAGCTCCTATTATGACCGCTGCAAGTGAAGCTCCAAAAACCAGTAATGTTGCATCTGCTGTTGAAATTGCTGATTTCGCAGAACAGGTTGCTTCTCTTGGAAATGCTCTTGTAAAGGGCGGCAAGGTTAGCGGTGTACAGGCTGCAAATATCGTTCGTAGTTTGAATCCTGATGGAACACCTAATATCCGCGAGATTAAGGACATGGACGTTCTTACAGCTATCTATAACGAGTTTAATTCACTCGCTGAGTAATTGATTAGGAGATTAAAATATGATTAGTAATAATGTAACTTTTATTGGCCGTCTCGGCAATGATATTGAACTGCGTACTGCTGGTGAAACTTCTGTCGCAAGTTTTTCTCTGGCGCATGACCGTCGCAGTCGCAATAGCGATAATACCGTCACTGACTGGGTGAACTTTACTGCATTTGGTGCTACTGCTGAGTTTCTTGCGAAGTATTTTCATAAGGGCAATCGCGTTGCAATTCAAGGTCATTTACAGGTGAATGAATTCGACAGTAAGAAGTTCGTCGATTCCAATGGTGTTCCTGCAAAGCTGCGTGATGTTGTGGTTGTTGTTGACAATGCGGAGTTTGTTGAGCCGAGAGCTGCTGACGGTTCTACTGTCACTTCTGCTCCTGCTGCTCGTACTTATACGAATAGCACTCATGCACCTGTTGACAACGCTTCCGACCTTCCGTTCTAAGGAACAAAATATAGCTTATAATGCTTTAAGCTAATTGGGGCGGGCGGTAACGCCCAGCCCTTTATTTTTATTAGGAGACAGTATGAGTTATAAAATTTATAATGGTGATTGCCTTGAATTAATGAAAAATATTCCAGATAAGTCCATTGATATGATTTTATGTGATTTGCCATATGGTACAAGCGCCTGTAAATGGGATGTTGTTATTCCATTTGACAAATTATGGGAACAATATAACCGTATTATCAAAGATGATAGAGCCATTGTATTGTTCGGTTGTGAACCATTTTCTTCTTATCTTAGAATTAGCAATATTAAGATGTACAAATACGATTGGAAATGGGAAAAACCAAGTGGGGCGAATTTTTTGAATTTTAAGTATCAACCAGCAAAAGTACATGAAGATATTATGATATTTGGTAAAATGGCTACTTCATATTCTAAAAAAGGAAATATGATATACAATCCACAAATGGAAGTTGGGGAGTCTTACACGCAAAAAAGTGGCAAGCAAAAAATGGACACAGGAAATAGTGTAGTCCGTTCTAAAATTGAACAAGTTATTACCGTAAATGAAGGAGTTAGATACCCTCGTTCTATTCAAAAATTCAATTTAGATAAAGAAAAATTGCATCCAACACAGAAACCAGTTGCCTTATTAGAATATTTAATTAAGACATATTCTAATGAGGGGGATGTTGTTTTGGACAACTGTATGGGAAGTGGAAGTACAGGAGTTGCTTGTTTAAATACTAATAGAAATTTTATCGGTATGGAATTAGATGAAGAATACTTTAATATCGCAAAAAATAGGTTGAAAGAGTTAGAGAATTGACGGTGGTTATTTGGAAACATATTCATTTTCTAAATTAAAGTCATTTGGAAATTGTAAGTATTATTATTATATGCACTATTATGACAAAACTTTGCCAGAAGAAAGTCATGGAACAAGTGAATTCGGTACTTACGTTCATATGATTCTTGAAAAATGGAACAAAGGGGAACTTCAACTTTCTGAATTATTAGATTATTACATAGACCATTATTGGGAAAACATTTCTTCTGATTTTACTATGTATATGACAGAAAATTTTTACAAAGATTTCTCAGAAAATTACTATAATAAAGGATTAGAATTTTTTCAGAATTTTGAAGGATTTGATTTTGATGTTGTCGATGCGGAACAAGATTTTGATTTAGTGTATGAGAATAAATTCAGAATTAATGGACGTATTGACTTGATAGCTAAATATAAAGACCAAGACGGACTAATTGTTGTGGATTATAAAAGCAAAGGAAATTGGAAGTCTAAGGCTGAACGTTTAGAGTATGAAAAGCAGTTATACTTTTATGCGTATGCAGTAAAACAACTCTATGGCGAATATCCTAAGAAAATGGCGTTCTTTATGTTTAGAATAAATAAATGGACTTGGGTTGATTTTGACCTAGATAGGTTAAATGAAGTTATGGATTGGGCAGAAGATAGAATAAATACAATTCAATCAGAGTTTGTGTTTGCTCCAATCTTAGAAGAAAATAATAATCAATTTGATTGGTTTTGTTATAATTTCTGTGGTATAAGACACAGTTGTAAATATAAATGTCAAGATTAAGGAGCAATTATGGGGTTTAAAATATATAATAATGATTGTTTAGAATATATGAAAAATCTTCCTGATAATTGCATTGATTTAATTGTCACAGACCCTCCATACGAAATTTATACAGACGGCAGAGGAATGTATAAAAAATCTGATAAGCGTTATGTAAAAGAGCTTATTAAAATGAAAAATGGATTCTCTCGTGAAACCTTGGATGAAATGTGCAGGGTAATGAAGAAAATAAACTGTTATATATTTTGTAGTCAAAAACAAATTATTCCATTACTTGATTATTTTGTAAAAGAAAAGGGTTGTAATTGGAATATAATTGATTGGATTAAAAGCAACCCAATCCCCAATTGTGGAAATAAATATATTACAGATAAAGAGTTTATCTTATTTTTCAGAGAACGTGGAGTTAGAATTTATGGTAATTATACAACTAAATCCACGTATTATATTACTAAATTAAATGTAAAAGACAAGCATCAGTTTAATCATCCAACCTGTAAACCCGTATTTATTTTGAAGAACTTTATTATTAATAGTAGTAATGAAGGAGAAATTGTATTTGACCCATTTATGGGTTCTGGTAGCACAGGAGTTGCAGCAATAGAATTAAATAGAGAGTTTATAGGTTGTGAGATTAACGAAGAGTATTTTAATACAGCTAATAATAGATTAAGGGGTATATAAAGTGAGTGAACTTTTTGACAAAATTAAAGAAGCAAAAGAAGTTCTCGGTGATACTGCCGCTGAGATAATTGCCACTGGCTATCCTCTTGAGAATTGGAGTCCAGAAAAAGGTAGTGCGAAGTCTATTTTTAATGTAAATGATAATACCCCATCTATGATGTGGAATAAAAAGGAGTATTATTTTAAGGATTTCTCTACTGGAAAGACATTTGGACTTATTGATTACTTCATGATTAAAAACGACGAATCGTATATGAAAGCGGTTCGCAGAATGCTTGATTTAGCAAAGATTGAGTATAATCCTAAATTATTTAATCCCAAAGATGATGATAAGGATAATTGGCTTAAAAATTATGTTTATCCTAAAGAAGAAATTAGAAAGATTGATGGTACTGCCAAGGCTTATATGATAAAGCGTGGTATTTCGGAAAAAACTATGCAGTATGTAGACCTCCGAATGGATGCTTATAATAATGTCGCTTATCAACTTCGTGATTTAGATGGCAAAATTATTGGCGTTAAATATCGTCCGTCTCATGCGTTAAGGGCAGATGAACCAAAGATGTTCTGGCAGAAAAATGCGAGTTCTTGTCATTCTCTTTATAATATGGACAAAGTTGACGTGACAAAACCACTACTTATCGTTGAGGGTTATAATGACTGTTTAGCTTGTATTGAAGCAGGATATACCAATGTCGTATCTATTCCCGGCGGTGCTGATGATGATAACTGGATTAGATTTAATTATTCTTGGTTAGAACAGTTTGAAGAAATTACTCTTTGGTTTGACAACGACAATGCTGGTGATGCTGGCACGAAAAAGGTTCTTCCGCGCCTTGGAGAATATCGTTGTAAAATTGTTAAGCCTTTGAGCGAAGACGAAGACGCTGTTGAAAAATATTACCATCAATTTACAGAATCGGTTATCCGTAAAACCGATGCTAATAATTGCTTATTAGGATGCGGCGCAAGCCGAGTTCTTGCAATGATTAACAACGCAGAAGAGATTCCTTTGGAAAACATTGTTGACCTGATGGACGCAGAAGAATTTGATATTGAAAAAACTGGTTATATTCCCTCTGGAATTAGTTCTTTTGATAGAGAAATTTATGGATTTGTTGACGGCACATTAAATATCTGGACGGCATTGACTGGCGTTGGTAAATCTACTATTCTTTCACAATCTTGTGTTCTTGAAGCCATTGACCGTGGAGAAAAGGTTTATTGGTTTAACGCAGAACTTAGTTGTGCTCAGATGTTGAATTGGATTATTTCACAGGCTGCTGGTCGATACCATACAATTGAATACACCTCTCCTAATGGATTTAATTATTATAAAGTTACTCCGCAAGCAATTCAGGCTATAAAAGAATATTATCGAAATAGAGTCTTTGTATACGATAATCTGCTTTTATCCAGCGCAGATGATGTTTTTGACACAATGGAATATACATACCGTAAGCGTGGAGCAAAAGTTTTTGTTATTGATAACTGGATGTGCATGAACTTCAAAGGTCAGACAAACGAAGAAATTACTGGTAAACAAGTTGATTTCATTAATAAGCTGATTCATTTCTGTAAGAAAAATCAGGTAGAGGTTCATATTGTTGCCCATCCTAGAAAGCTTGCTGTTGGAGAAACCTTGAACGAGTATTCAATTTTGGGTTCAAGTTCATTTGTAAATATGGCTGATAGAATTTTTGGCCTTGATAAAGCAAGATTGCAGCCGCTAGTTGACGATGGATTTGACCGCCAGTTAATGGTTTTTAAGGATAGAACACTCGGCACAAAGGGTGCTACTGTTGGCCTGTATTATGACAGGGCAACTCGTAGGCTATTTGATAACAATATCGCCAAAATGCGACGGTATTCTTGGGATGATAGAAGTATCAATTATGACGGTATTACGTTCGCAAATGGTGGCAAAATCATTGGTGACAGATTGCTTTCTTATGAACAGATGACAGAGCATTGTCCGTATTGATTCTAATAAAAAATAATATAAAAATTTTCCCAATCCGCTTGACAAAAGCGGATTTTTGTGTTATAATAGATATGTAAAATAGCATAGAGGTGACGGTATGGATTCTATTGAAAAACCCAATTTGGTTAAAGATAAATGCGGATATTGGGTCATTGACGAAGAACTCGTTCGGTGGATTAATGATAATAGCAAATATTTCACAGGAGATATAGAATTGTGTAAATACTTGGGTGTATACACTGATTTTATAAGCAGAAACAAAGAAAAATATGGATTTGAACTAAACTATGCATATGCCAAAAATGACCCTCGTTATAAAGCAATATATCAAAATTATGATTGGTGCTATCAAAAAAGAATAGTGGAAGGTAAAAATCCACATGAAATGGCAGAAGAAGCTGGATGTTCTTACCGTGTAATTGAAAAATGGTGTACAGAAAAACATCATCTCACAAAGGGGTTTATAAAGAAAAATACTAAATTAAATGAAACTCAAAGAGAGCTTATTTTGGCTTCTATGCTTGGAGACGGGCATATAGACAAAAGAGAAAATTCTCCGATTTTTATAGTTAATCATGCTGTTAATCAAAAAGATTATTTATTTTGGAAATACGATATATTAAAAAATTTGTGCAACGTCACTCCAAGATATGTTACAGGTAAAACAATAAAAATAAACGGCAAAGAATATGTTTGCCAAGACCAATATAGAGTTGCTACAAGAGAACTTGATTGTTTGAAAGAAATTAGAAGTATGTCGAAATCGGAAATTATTTCTGGCTTAAATGAATTTGAATTGGCCATATTTTTTTTGGATGATGGATATAATTCAAAATCAAACTTTTGGGATATATGTATTGCGTCATTTTCAAAAGAAGAGAAAGAATTATTTGTTGAATATCTAAAAAATGAATTTGGAATAAATTGTCGGCCTAGAAAAGACATCAGATATATCGGATTTGGTCGAGAAGATAGTGACAAAATAAACCAAATTATTCTAAAAAATATCCCAAATGATTTAGATGTTGTGCAATATAAGATTTTGGAGAAATTGAAATGAACAAAAATTACACAGTCTATCATTGTCATACAATGTTGTCAAACATTGTTACAAATATTGATTCTATTACTACGTATGAACAATACATACAAAAGGCAAAGGAATGCGGCATGACTGCACTCGCGTTTTCAGAACACGGTTCTATTGCGTCGTGGACTGCAAAAAAAGAAGCCATAGAATCTGCTGGTATGAAGTATATTCATGCACAGGAATTTTATGTTACAGAAAAATTATTTGTGAATGTAGGCGATACGCCAAAACAAGTTCGTGACAATTATCACTGTGTTTTAATTGCAAAAAACTATGAGGGAGTAAAAGAACTAAATGCTCTTTCTAGTGCCGCATTTAATCGCGAAGATGGACATTATTATTATAATCCACGCATTACATTTGACGAACTTGTTGAAACAAGTGATAATATTATTATTTGTACCGCTTGCATTGCTTCTATTTTGGGAAGAGGGAGCGAAGAATTACAAAAGAGATTCATTGATTTTCTAAAGAATAATTCTAACAGATGTTTTCTTGAAATTCAACATCATAATACATATTCGCAAAAAGAATATAATTTAAAAATGTATGAACTTAGCAAACAAACTGGCATACGGTTAATTGCAGCAACAGATACGCACTGCCTGAACAAAGAACATGAAATTGGTCGCCAAGCATTGCAGAATGGCAAAAATGTATATTTTGATGGAGAAGATGGTTGGGATTTAACATTTAAAACATACGAAGAGCTAGTTTCTTCTTTTAGAATACAGGGCGTTTTAGACGAAGAAACTTTTTTGACTGCTATTGAGAATACAAATGTTATGGCCGATATGATTGAGCCGTTTGAACTTGATAAATCCTTTAAGTTTCCTAAAGTTTATGAAAATCCAGAAGAAGTTCTTTATAACAAACTTTATTCCGAAGAAGCAATTCAAAAAATTGTGAATGAAGGATTTTCTAGGGAAGAAGTCGTGCAAAGAATTGATTTGGAATTTAACACGTTTATCGCGCTTAATTCTGTTGACTATATTCTATTAATTGATTATATTATTCAGTGGGCAAATAGTAACGGAATTTTTGTCGGGCCGGGACGTGGTAGTGCGGTTTCTTCTCTTGCTTTATATATGTTAGGTGTTACAGATGTCAATCCATTAAAGTATGGTTTTTATTTCTGGCGTTTTCTTGATAAAGATAAATATTCAGCCCCGGATGTTGATACAGACTGGCCTCCAAGTTCAAGTGAAAAAATTAAAAAATTTATGCTTGATGGTCATTTGGGACTAGAGAAAGTTCAAACAGCACAAATTATCACATTTAACACAATTGCATTACGCGGAGCGATTAGAGATATTGGCCGTGGATTAAATATGTCGTTAGTAGAAGTTGATGAAATTGCAAAAGCAGTTCATGAAATCAATGACGATGAAAATAAGGAAACCGTAATTGATGATGAATGGCGAGAAAAATATCCAGAGCTTTTCAAATATGTTGATATTGTAATTGGCACTATCGTTAGCGTAGGAACTCACCCCTCTGGAATTCTTGTAACAGACCATGATATAATTACAGAACTTGGTACTTGTATGTTAAGTGGAAATCCATATCAAGTATGCTGTTTGGACATGAAGCAATTGGATGCGCTTGGATTCGTAAAAGAAGATATTCTCCAATTAGATACTGTCCAAATTGTAAATGATTCTTGTAAACTTGCTGGAATTGAAAGAATATCTCCAAGAAATCTTACATTTGACGATGATAATGTTTGGGATTCGATAAGAGAAGACACTTCTTTGATTTTCCAAATGAATAGTAATTATGGACAAAGAACTGCGTCAAAAATGTACTCCCCCAAAATTTGGGCAAAAATTAAAGAAAATGTGCCAAATATGACAAAATTTGATTTGATGGCATATATTAATGCTCTTATTCGACCGTGTGGTAAAAACGTCTATCCAATTGTTACCGAAGGCAATGTAAGGAAAACAGGAATAAAAGACATAGATGATGTTTTGGCGGCAGAAATGGGCTATCCAATTCTTCAAGAGACGCAAATGGAATTTGTACAGAAATTTTGCGGATATTCATTCTTGGAATCAGATGCTCTTAGAAAGTGTGTTGCAAAGAAGAAAGGGACGAGAAAACAACTTCCTAAAATAAAAGAAGGATTTGAAAAAAACGCCAAAATAAAATACAATTTGACACAAGAGCAATCTGACGAAATAATTGAACCGTTTTTGCAGTGTATTTTGGATGCCACAAGATATGCTTTTGGACGTGGGCACGACTACTCATATTCCTGTATTTCTTACGAATGTGCGTGGTTACGATATTATTATCCTTTACAATATTTAACATCTTGTTTAAATGCGTGGAATGGCGACGTTGATAAAACAAATGATGCAACTCAATATGCGGAAAAAATTGGTATAAAAATCAATTCTCCCAAATTCAGATATTCTAAGGCTGAATATTTCTTTGATGAAGATACTAATTGCATTTATAAAGGAACTAGCAGTATCAAATACATGAATGCCGCCGTTTCTGATGCTTTATATGAATTGCGTGATATGACCTTTAATAATTTTACCGACGTATTAAAGGCGGTTCAAACAACAGGAATAGATGCAAGGCAACTTGGGATTCTTATTAAGCTTGATTATTTTAGTGAATTTGGGAACGCAAGAGAGTTGATGCTGATTTATAATAATTTTGTGTTCTTCAAACAAGGCAATTCAAAACAAATAAACAAGGATAAAATCACAGACCAAACTCTTTATAGCATTATTGCAAGAAATGCGAATGAAACCGAAAAACAGTTTAATAAATTGAATTGTGATAATATTCTTTTAGAATGCGAAGAATATATTCGTTGTCAGAATGTCACGGATTTTCATTATAAGATGAAAATTCAGGACGAGAAAGAATACATGGGCTATATTTCTCTTAAAACTGGAAAACAAGAGGATAGACCTAAAGTCATAGTTCTTGAAAAGAGAACTTTAAAGTCAAAAGAAGACAATACTCCGTGGGCTGTTGCAATAGAAGCACAATCTATTGGTTCTGGTAAGAAATCGAGTTATACAGTCCCATATAGTGTTTATAAAAAAGAAAAGTTTAATGAAAATGACATTATAAACATTAAAAATTGGAGTAAAAATAGAAAAGGCTACTTCTATATTAATGCTTATGAGTTGGTTCTGTGACAAACAAAATGGCAATTTTATGCAATATTATTTTAGGAGGAAGTTATGAATTTGTGGTGTGGAGATTGTCTGGAATTAATGCAAAATATTCCAGACCAATCTATTGATATGATTTTGTGCGACCTCCCTTATGGGATTACTAGAAATAAATGGGATGCCGTTATTGACCCTGATAAATTGTGGAAACAATATAATCGCATCATTAAAAGTAACGGAGCAATTCTTTTGTTTGGACAGGATAAATTTACTGCGAAAATGATGCTGTCAAATGAGAAAATGCACAGATATAATTTAATTTGGGATAAGCAATTAAAGTCTGGGTTCTTGAACGCAAATAGACAGCCTCTTAGACAACATGAGGACATTATGGTGTTCTACAAGAGTCAACCGACATACAATCCTCAAAAAGTCAAAGGCGTTCCATGTCATTCAAAAGGAACGATAATTGGTAAGTCTCCTAAAAATAATAATAACTACGGAGATTATTCTTCTGTACAGACTGTTGGCGATATGAAATATCCTTCTTCTATTTTGTCATTTCAAAAGCCGCCTCCGAGTATGAGGATTCATCCGACAGAAAAGCCAGTTGACCTTTTAGAATATCTTATTAAGACTTATACCAACGAGGGCGAAGTCGTTCTTGATAATTGTATGGGAACTGGAAATACAGGAATTGCCTGTCTGAATACTAATAGAGATTTTATCGGAATAGAACTTGATGAAAATTATTTTGGAATAGCCCAAGATAAAATTGAGAAGCGTATGGAGGAATTAAATGGAGATTAATTTAATTAACAAAGATTGTTTGGAAACAATAAAAACTTTTCCAGATGAATTTATTGACTTGACAGTTACCTCGCCGCCATATGACAATCTGAGAGATTATAATGGGAGCTTGGAGTATTTTAATTCAGAAATTTGCGAAAATATTATTAAAGAACTCTATCGAGTTACGAAAAGTGGCGGCTGTGTTGTGTGGGTTGTAAATGATGCAACAGTTAATGGGAGTGAGACTGGAACTTCTTTTAAACAAGCTTTATTCTTTATGAAGTGCGGGTTTAATTTACACGACACAATGATTTGGGTTAAAGATGGTGGCGGCGCAATTGGAAGCAACAAATGCTATACACAGAATTTTGAATATATGTTTGTTTTCTCAAAGGGTAGGCCAAAAACCACAAATTTAATTAAAGACAAAATAAATAAGTCTTATGGTATTGACAAAAGTGGAATTGGCAGAAGAAATAAAGATGGGACTTTTAAGATTGAAAAGCGAAAAGCTTCTTCTCCATTTTCTAAAAGAAATAATTGGTGGTATATCCCACCTGAAAAGGGTGGAGAACATCCTGCTGTATTTCCAGAAAAACTAGCGGAAGGCCATATTATTTCGTGGAGCAATCCAAATGATATGGTGTTTGACCCATTCATGGGAAGTGGAACAACTGGTAAAATGGCCGTATTAAATGGTAGAAATTTCATTGGCTGTGAAATTAATAAAGAATATTTTGATATTGCACAAAAGAAAATTGAAAGTTGTATGGAGACGTTAAACAATGATTAATTTAATAAACGACGATTGTTTAAAGGCAATGCAAGATATTCCAAATGGCTCTATTGATATGATTCTTTGTGACTTACCATATGGTACTACAAAATGTAAATGGGACATGATAATTCCATTTGAATCTTTGTGGATACAGTATAATAGAATTATAAAAGAAAATGGTGCAATTGTTCTATTTGGTACTGAGCCATTTACCAGCAATCTTATCCTAAGTAATTTGGAAATGTATAGACAAAAATTGACGTGGTTGAAAACGCGCCCAACGAATGTGTTTAATGCCAAAAAGCAATTTATGAATTGGACGGAAGATATTGTTGTGTTTTATAAGAAACTCCCAACGTACAATCCCCAAATGCGTACAGATGGCGAGTTTACTGGTGCTAAAATTCAAAGAAATAACCATGACAGGTCTAATGGGGTATTCCAGAAAACTGGCGAGAAAAAGAATTATGTTCACGAATCAAATGGTGGATTATTCTATCCCAAAACAGTTCTGGAATATTCTAATGTAAATCACGGCAGAAATTGCTATCATCCAACTCAAAAGCCAATAGACTTATTAGAATATCTTATTAGGACGTATACAAATGAGAACGATACGGTTCTTGACAATACAATGGGAAGTGGTTCTACTGGTATTGCTTGTCTAAATACTAAAAGAAACTTTATTGGTATTGAATTAGATGAAGCATATTTTGGTATTGCACAGGATAGAATTAGGGAACGAATGGAGGAATTAAATGGAGACGAATATTGATGGAAAGAAAGTCAAAATTGATATTGGAAAGATTCTAAATAGAAAAAGAAGTTTCTCTAAGAAATATATTAAATTTTTGAACTATGCAAAAGATAAAACATTCACTGCAAGAGAAGAAATTTCTGGCAAGATTACTGGTGTTTTATATACACTTGAAGAAGACCCTTCTGAAGTTAAATGGTTGTTCTATAATGATGATTTGATTGTTGTAGAGGAATAAAAGGAGGCGATTCTTATAAAAGTTATTATCGTAATTAACGGATTGCCTAAAAGTGGTAAAGACACTTTTGCAGAATATGTCGGAAAATATGCAAAAGTAAAGAATTTTTCTTCTGTTGATTTTGTGAAAGAAGTTGCTAAATTTGCAGGATGGGACGGAAACAAAACAGATAAATCCAGACTTTTTCTTAGTAGATTAAAAGAATTATTAACTAGATTTGATGATATTCCGTTTAGGAAAACGGAAGAAGCAATTCAAGAATTTAAAAACAGTGAAGAAGAAATTATGTTTATTCATATTCGTGAATCAAATGATATTTCTCGGATTGTAAATAAATATAAGGCTTATACACTCATTGTACGTAGACCAAATAACGACAGCGAAATAAGCAATGATTCTGATAGATTTGTCGAAGGATATGCCCACTATGATTTTGTCCTAAATAATAATTCTGATTTAGAATCATTAGACAAAAAAGCAGTATCATTTGTAAGATATTTACATGGTATTAATGGTGAACTTGTGGAGGAATAAAATGATTAAGTTTGAAAAAGTTTCTTATGAACAGTTTAAGAAGGATTATATTAAGATTTTCGGTGATGAAGTATCAGAAACAGATATTAAAGAGTTCTATGATAATCTGAAACTTCCTACTCGGTCTACTGCGTGTAGTGCAGGATATGACTTCTATGCACCCTTTAGTATGTCACTCGATAGCATGACTGAAATCACCATTCCTACTGGCGTTCGCGTTACTATGGATTCTGATAAGGCATTGTTGCTAATGCCCCGGTCTGGACTTGGAATGAAGCACTATATGCGGCTCTCAAATACTTTAGGATTAGTAGACGCTAGACTTTAATTTTATTAAAACATATTATATATGTTTTAATATGTAATTGGCGTCTCTAAACTGGGCAAAATCGGTGAAGCCTAAATCAAAATTGACATGGTAATACCGAGGTAACTTATAAAATATCGAACAGGTTTATAAGCACCGTAACGCATAGAGAATGAACAAATATAATTTCTCCACGAGTGTCCGGCAATTCTTTGGAATTGAAAATATATGCTGAACTTTATGAGAAATCATAAGAACTAGAGGATAAAAAGCCTTTAGGGTAACAAATTGGATTACTACAATGCCGATAATGAGGGGCATATGATGGCTAAGATTCGTATTGAAAACTTAGAAAAGGATAACGTGCGAATTAATGCTGGCGATAGATATATGCAGGGAATCTTCGTTCAATATTTTGTGACCGATGACGATAATACTACTGCTGAAAGAACTGGTGGATTCGGTTCTACTGGCAAGTAATAGCCCTAAGAATAAAGGAGAATAAATATGCTAAAAGATAGTGTTACTCAAAATGATATTGATACCCTCTATAATGAGGCAGAAGTCACTTGGACTACCGAGTTTGATAAGTGTACTGTAATGACTGTAAAACTCAAAAATGGCTTTGTTTTGACCGCTTCCAGTGCCAGTGTATTTCCTGATAATTATGATGAAAATGTTGGAGTAAACATTTGTAAGCAAAAGATTATGAACAAGCTGTGGGAATTAGAGGAGTACTGTTTGCAGAAACAGATTTATGAGGCTCAAAATAAGCAAAGAAAAGTCCTCTCGCCTGAATCTAAGGAAATCTACGACGCTATTATGGCTCAAATCACTCAGAACCTTGGTGTTCAGATAGAGGAAGATGGGAAAACGGAAGAATATTACACGGCTATGCACAGAATGGGATTGGGCAATTCAAATTCTACCTATATAAAGTAATTAAATATTTTTGAAAAATATCACAAAAGCACTTGACAAATCTTAGCTTTTGTGATATAATTATATTAGGACAAAATATTATATAACGAGGTGAGAGCATGGTTAGTTTAATTGCATCAATTATTGGCTGGTCTATCGCATTCGTTCTTTTCATTACAGCTTGTTGCTTAAAAGTTTCTGGAACAATTTCTCGCATAGAGGAAGAAGCTTTGAACAATAATAAGGGAGAATAATATGGGGAAAAATTTTTACATAAGTGATTTACATTTTGGTCACAAGAATGTAATTCGCTTTGATTCTCGGCCATTTTCTGGTACAGAAGAGATGGAACAGGAGATTATCAAGCGTTGGAATGACGTAGTTTCTAATGAAGACACGGTTTATCATTTAGGAGATTTTTGTTGGAGCAAAGATATTGCTGAATGGTGTCGGTTGTTAGATGCGCTAAATGGGAATAAGGTGCTGATTCAGGGTAATCATGACTTGCATTCTTACCCTTCTGCAATTAAAAATAGGGTGAATGATATTAAACCTTATAAGGAGATTACAGATGGCGATAAGAGTGTAATTTTGTGTCATTATCCTATTAATCTCTATAAGCACTCTAATAATCCTGATGTAATTATGCTTTGTGGTCATGTTCATGTAACGACTGAGGATATTTATTTATCTAAGTGGCGAACTCAAATGTGGGCGGATTCTGATTGTTGTAACTTAGGAAATATAATTAATGTAGGGTGTATGAAGGACTACATGAATTATACGCCTAGAACAATTACGTATCTGGCAAATACTTTGGACGATATGAAGCGTATTGAAATTCTAAGATTGGCTTGTAACGAAGTGAACAAGAGGAATAAATTAGATGGATAATATCGAATATACAAATAATACAAAGCATACTTATACAATTTATACTGACGAAGAAATTCATGAAATGTCAGAAGATGACCTTTATCCTCTGATGGCCTATTATTATGACGAGATTAAGTTTATTAATCCGTATGATAAGGTGTTCAAGATTATCACAGCTCAATATAATATGATATGCGAAGAAATCTACGCTAGATGTCGCAATTCTTAAAGGAGAAAAATATGACTGTTAAACTATTAGCTTACACCCCTGAACCTGAAAAAGTTGTTGCTTGTGCTGCAAAGGAATGTTATTCCTCTTATGACCCTGATAAACTTATGGAGGGACTAACAGACGAAAAAGTGGGGACATTTCTTGATAGACTGAGTAATTTAGGTCATGCTTCACCTACTGAAATGGCCGTATTCACATTTTCTATTAGTGGAGTTTCTAGGTCGCTTTTGGCGCAGCTATCAAGACATCGTTTGGCAAGTATGAGTGTTCGTAGCCAACGTTATGTATCAATGGATTCTACTGAATTTGTTGAACCAGAAGCAATCAAAAATAATGGCACAACCCATGAAATTTTTAATGAAGCTACTGCTTCTGCGTTATTCTACTATAAAGAATTGAAAAATGAACTCGTTCGTGAGTATATTGAAAACGGTATGAATGAACGAGACGCACAAAAAAAGGCGCAGGAAGACGCTCGATATGTTTTACCAGAAGCCACTCAGACTTCTCTCGTTTTAACAATGAATGCGAGAGAATTAAATCATTTCTTTAGTATGCGTTGTTGTAACAGAGCACAGCTTGAAATTCGCAATTTGGCCGACGAAATGTTAAAGCTCGTTTGTCCTATTGCGCCTCATATTTTCGCGAAATCTGGCCCGAATTGTGTATGTGGTACGTGTACAGAGGGTGGAATGTCCTGTGGTAAAGCAGTAGAGGTTAAAGACAAATATTCTAAGCTAAAGGAGAGTTTGGCTTGAATGATTTTGAATTATGGCTTATATTCTTGCGAAGTATGGGATTAGATTTGGTATATAATATATCACATTTTGAAAATGGCATAGAAATTCTAAAAACAAATGGTAGCCCTAAGTTAAAAGTATTATTTAATGAAGATGGAACATTCATAGACTTTGATACGGAGGTGTGAGCCAATGTATATATCAGACAGGGCAAACGATTCTCTTGGAGAAGAAATTATTGCCAAAGAGATGGATAAACTTTACGCTGATTCTGGATTTTATATTAGAAGAATAGATGATAGATTTGAACAAATTCATGGGATAGATTTGGTATTAATCGACCAAAACAAAGAAGAACTATGTATAGATGAAAAGGCTGCAATTAAATATCTCACAAGAGACTTGTCCACTTATTCTTTTGAGGTAAGATATAAGAACAGACTTGGATGGTTTGTAAAAAGCAACATGATAAATGATTATTATGCTTTGATATATCCTCGTTCTAAAACAAATGATATATATAATTTGTCTTCTTTAGAATGTATAATTATTTCAAAAGAAGCTATACATAACATTATTGGTTATAATAACAAGGAGCTTCTTGAAATAACTAAGCAAGAGAATGTTGAAAAGTGGAAAATTTTTCAATCTTATAATAGAAGAAAAAGATATTTGTATTTAGAAAATGGCGTGAAAATTGTATATAGTGAAGATATACTTCCAGAACAACCAATAAATGTTATTGTTCCTAAAGATAAATTATTAGAGAACTGCAAATACAGATTGTATAAAGAATACTAAATGGAGGATAATATGCGTTTTGTACAGAATAAGATATTTGAGAGTTTAAAAGATAAGATTTCTAATTTAGCAGAAACGGCGAAAGCAGAAGACGCAGAAATTAAAGAGCTAAACGAGAAAGAGGAAATAAAAGAAAATGTCGATAGTAATTAAAATAATTATTGCCATTTTAGTAATTTGGGCGTACATTATGGTCGGCGCAGCTTTTGCTGAAAATACAGTAAATAGTAACGCTTTGTATAATTATTTTAAAGACAAGAATAATTATTTTAGAACTAAAACGGTTATGTCATTGTGTATGTTTTGGCCTATATATGCCACGTATTATTATTTTGGTTATGTTAAAACAATAGCAGAAATGCTTAATGAATATAAGGAAGAAAAGTAAATTTTGACAAAAGGGAGGTATCATAAGTGGAAATTTTTGTTATGAGCAAATTGGCATTAGAAGTCTTGCTAACATATCCCATTGAACAAAATACAGGAATAATTTCTATTAGAAGTCATACAAGCACTGCTTTAGATACTTCTAAGGTTGAAAAAGAAAGTAATAATATTAAATTTTCTGTTTTGTATTTATGCTTTGATGATTGCGAAGAAGATTCTAAATATGAATGCGGCATTACAAAAGATGATGCTGAGAATATTAGAAGTTTTGTTCTGAAATGTTTTAGAGAGAATTACGAAAGAATTATTGTTCAATGCGACGCAGGAGTTAGTCGTTCAGCAGGAGTTGGTGCTGCGCTAATGAAGTTTTTTAATGACGATGATATGAAGATTTTTGGAAATCCAAGATACTGTCCGAATATGCGTTGTTATAGAACGGTGTTGGATGCTATGTTTTATAGCAATGATTTTGAGGTAGATTATTGTAATCCAATTGATTCTAAGCCAACTGAAGAGGAAATTCAAGAAAAGCTAAAAATAAATATTGATTTATGGAATAAAGAAAACAATATTGAATTTGACCGAATGGGAAATATCGTAGAATCCTAAATAAAAAAGTTAAACGCAAAAAAATGGGGAATATCCAAAAAGGATATTCCCCATTTAAATTATTATTCAATTGTAATTGAATTTTTAGCGTCCTTTAATAGACCCTCAAGAGTAGTTTCAATTGTCTGTTCATCAAACGTAAGGCCAACCTTTTCAAACTCAACCTTTGCCTGTTTGATAACATATTCTCTTTTTGCAGTATTTGTGTCTGCAACTTCATCAAAAGCACCATTGGCTTCCATCTGTTGTGCAGCCTTAATTAGCACAACAAGAATACTCTTCATGTTGTTTAGTTGATTAGCAGTCAACTTGGACTGTAACCAAGGCATAGCGTACTGTTTTAGGCCGTACACGACCATGCAACCAGCGGCACTAAAAATAATCTTAATAAGTTCGTTAAGAATTAAAGTAATATCCATAATAAATTCCCCTTATCCGATAGGCTTTAATAAAAGACCTTTTTTTAGTAATGCTAACATAGATTTATTTTGAGAGGCGCTGCCAATATAATTTTTGATATTATTGGCTGCTGCAATCTTCTTTCTGTATTGATAACCAGAAGAAGGCGCTTCAACTGCAATTAGTGCATCAACAATGCTGCCAGAAGTTCCAAGATATTTGTCAAAATACCTAGTGTCAATTTCAGGCTCAAAATAGACAAATTCCTTATCAACATTGTTTGACCCTTGCGTACAGCCATACTCGTCTGCATATCCGACGGAAGTAAATTGCCACATACAAATCTGGTCTTTATTTTTGTTCATCCAAGAACCATAAGTACCGGAATCAGCAGGAAATGTTACTTCGGCATCTTCAAATCTCATTTTAGTATTGTTCCATTTATAATATGCAATCCACAGTGGATATTTAAATTTGTCTAAATCAACATATTGTTTAACCCAACTAGCAGAAGCATATAGACAAGGGTGAAGTCCAGCGTCTTCAATCATTTTAGCAGCTTCTAAAAGAAGATTGGTATTGTCTTCAATAGAAAAAGACATTTCTTGTCCTTTTTCTAGCTCTTGGTCAATGCCAATCCAAGAATTGCATTTGCTTTCCAAGGCGACCTCAATCCAAGTATTGACTTGTTCTTTCATAAGCTTTCTCGCTAAATCTAAATCTCCGGCATTTTTAATTGTATAATGCCAAGTAGCAAATCCATAACCACCAATTTTTAATCCGGCATCTCTTGCCGATTTAATATACTCGATTGCTTTAGTATCTTTTGTAGTACCGTAAGCTAAACGCCCTAGAACAATTGATACACCAGAATTTGCACAAGTGGTTGCATTAAATGCCGTTTGATGTTTTGAAATGTCGATACATTTCTTCATGAATAATCACTCCTTTTTAGTTACAAAAGAGTTTTTTCCACGTATTCATACCAACAATTCCGTCATCAGTTAAACCGTTAGCCTTTTGGAAGTCTTTTATAACTTTTTCTGTATTTGCTCCGAACTGCCCATCAATATTTAAACCTAGTTTCTTTTGTAGAAACTTAACAGCAGTAGTCTTATTAACGTTTTGGCCTCTTTTTAATACGGGCATAAGGTCGGTATCATAATATTCATAAGCGCCAGCCTTTGCGCAAAGCCAATGTTTAATATTTTTTCTAGTATCAATGTGAACAAAGTCGGAAGTTCCATAATAATAAACTCCAACTCCATTAATAATTTCTTGTGCATAATATGCAATTTCTACTGCTGATACACCAGCTATTTTTATATCAACGGCCATTCCTTTAGTATGATAAGAACTTGTACTGCCACCTATCTTTTTGTTGTATGTGACAGTTCTATAAGCTGAGTTGATTGTAACTGGTTTGCCAAATTTATCACGAATTTTTTGTAATGCTTCGACTAAATCACTATCAATTAGGATTTCGTCAGAGCCGTCATTACAAGCAAATTCTTTAACTTTAAAATTAGTAGACAGAGAAGTTTCTCCATCTTTTTTTAAAGAATATTTATTTACCATTTTATAATCACCGTAATTTAAGCGTTAATCATATTTTAATTTATTTTAGAATATTTTCAACCTCATTGATTGTATAACCAATGGAGAGTAATTTGCAAGTTGGATTTAATCTCCATTCATACTGACTTTTTTCATGAGTTTCTTCATCTTCGATAACAATATGGGTATTATCAGTGATACCGTCTTCGTCATCAGCAAGTTTATTTGAAAAAAACCAATCATAGGTTGTATCAAGAAGATTTTGATACTGGGGTCTCCAAATTTCTTCTGAGTAATTTGCTCTCACATACTCATAATCATCTTTAGAATTTAAATACTTGGGGATTCCTACCATAATTAATTCTCCTTTTATTTCTTATTGTATATTATTTGAAGATTTTTGAAAAGATAATGGAAAAAATTTTAGATAAAGATTTTTAGACAAAGATTTTTAATTTTTGAAATTATATGTCGTAAAAATTTACGATGTTACGTTGTTTTATTAATCATAAAATCAGAGTTTTATTTATTATTTTTGCCACGTTGATTAGCTCGTATTTCCAATTCTATTTCGTCTATCTTCATTGCAAGTTTTAAATTATATGTTTGGGCGTGTTTTAACCACCCTTTTGCGCTTGCAATTTTCGATAGGGCTTTCTCTTGGGTAATCCTGCCAGAACGCCATAAATAAACAAGTTCTTTCATGTGCTTTTTGATTCTTTTTGCAGTTCTTTTTCTTACCAAGATATAGTCTGGAAAATGTCGATAACCGAGAAAATCAACTCCCTGAGAAGTTGGATAAACTCGTTTTTTACTTAATTTTAAGTCTAATTTTTCGTGAACAAAATTTTCTATTTTGTCAGCCCATTCTTTTAATTCGGTTTTGTCGTTTGAAAATAAAACAAAATCGTCACAATATCTCATATAATCTTTTACTTTTAATTCCTGTTTTACATAAGTATCTAACTCGTTCATATATAGATTTCCAAACCATTGAGATAAATAATTGCCAATTGGTGTATTCTTTTCTCCAGGTATACTATCAATTATTTCATCAAGTAAAACAAGTAATTGTTTATCTTTTATTTTGTGTCTTATAATTTCTTTTAAAATAGCATGGTCTATACTTGGATAAAATTTTGATATATCACATTGTAAGCAATACTTATTTTTCTTTACAAGCCCCATACAATATTTGCTTCCGGCGTGTTGTCCTTTGTTCTTTCGACAAGCGTAACTATGCTCATACATGAGGCCGTCAAGAATTGGTTCAAGTATATTCATTATGGCATGATGAACGACTCTATCTGGATAAAAGGGTAAAATGTAAATCAATCGTTCTTTCGGTTCATAGATAACTTTTGTATGATATGATGATGTATGATATGTACCGTTTGCAAGTTGATTATATAAATCGTCTATATAATAGTCTAAGTTATCTAAAATTTTTTTAACTGATTTTCTTTGTCTTTTGCCAATAGAGGCTTTCATAAATGCTGTTCTTAAATTTTCTTTATCTATAATTTTTTGATACAGATTACTATATCTTTTCATAAACATTCTCCATTTTATTATTAAAAAAAATAAATGTGATGAATTTCGGTTTCCCTACTATCCACCACATTAACCCATTTGCGTATTTTCCCTTAATAGGGATGGCTCTTGCATTCAGCCGAGGGTTCGGCTAAAATATACAGAAATATTATATTTTATGAAAGTTTTTAGGGTAGAACTATCCTAGTCCCCCGTAGCCGAGGCCAAGCGACAGCCGTTATTGGAATTCCGGTTAGAAGACAGGTTATTGCCATTCACTGCGCGAGAGCCGCAATTCGAGCTGTTGCTCCAATTACCGCCGACGTTGACTCACGAGTAATACAAAAGCCGAGGTTTGTTACCACATCCTTTATTAAATTTTAGTTATTTTCAATTTATAAAAAACGATAATCCTCTCTGTGTCAATTACTAGAATTTAACGATTTATCGTTAATTTTTACTTATAGGCAAACGACCCTCGACTCCGAGGCCAAGCGACAGCCGCTATAGGAATCCCGGCAAGAAGACAGGGCATGGCCACGCACTGCGCGAGAGCCGCAAGCCGAGCCGACGCCCCAAGCACCGCCGACGCGGACACGCTCCACAACACCGTAAGAATTGCCGTATAGACTTGCTGTGCTATCAATATAAATATTAGAGACGCTTCGACCATCAGTTTGCCATGAGAATCCATTTAGATATTGAGCGCCATCAGTAGAAGAAGTTTGTGAAGTGGAAGGTAGTGTAGCAGCGGCACTGTTACCAAACATAGCAATATCGTTTGTCCATTGCCACATAACTCCACAGCAATCTTCTAGGCCATAATTAGAAATCATACGGCGACTTGCGGTATCAGTATGCCCACCAGTAGTACCGGGGTCGGCAGAGCCAGTAATATTTGTACCTTCATTACTGCCTTTTGCTACAACCATAAATTCATCTCTATTTAATAGAGACTTACCACATAATCCAGCATATTCGGCAAACTTTTCTCCATGAAATGGCGTAGAAGAATATCCGTCTGCAATTGTGCCACCATATACACTCGCAAGCTTTGTACCATTATAGCTTGTCAAATAGATGTCTACCCATTTGCTAATTCCTTCAACGTAGACCATTCCTTCCGGGTCTGATACAGGACGATGTAATAAGTCCCACTGTGAATTTGGAATTGCGTCACCAGTAGCATATCCACTTAGCGTGTGTCCACTAATAGTACCAACTGCCGCACAAAGACAATGAAATCCGCCAATTTTACGACTGGTAGTAGCAGTATAACCACTTGGGACTGTGCTGCTTGTTGATAGAACAAATGTTGGAGAAATGCCGCTACTTGGTTGACACGCGTAGACATAAATATTTTTACCAGCACGATTAGCAGCAGTAGCAACAGCAGATAAAGCTAAAGAAGTATTACTCAAACTAATATATCCATTGCCGCCAATATTAATTTGTGTATTAGCTGGGATGGTTACAGTTGTTTTATTTAGGGTCATTAAAGAGGGACGTTTATAGTATGTAGGGGAAGCAGCAATTAGCTGCAAAACAGTAGAATATGCTCCGCTAATATTAATACTATTATTTGTTTTACTCATTTTGTTCTCCTTTTATTCGTAGTTTTATAAAATTTGACTTTTATCTATAAAAATCGTTAAAAAAGATGTACATATTGCACAAAGAAAAGCACAAAAAGCACTTAAAATTCGTACAATATGTACACATATATTTTAATTTTTTTCTAAAAAGAGAAGAATTATTTAACTTCTCTGGCTATTATTGTAAAATTAGCCGTAGGTTTCGTATCACTATAAAAAACCACGCTGTCAGCCTTGGTGTCGAGATAAGTCCAAGTCTGAGCGGCGGTTTCCGCAGCACTCACCCCAACACTAGCATTAGCTAATGTAATATCACTCAAAACTGTACTGGCAGTAATTCCAGATACAGTGACCGTATTTGTGTACGGTGCTGAACTCCCAGTCCATCCAGAAGATGGAACTGTAATTGTATAAGTTTTAGTGGTCGCAGTGGCAATACTATCGGAAACCAAAGTTTTAATCTTATCAACTAAATATTGCAAACCTGTTTCGTCTAAAAATGCCATAGGTTAAAACCTCCTTAAAAATTTTAGGAGGCCATAATCGTATCGATTTCACTGTTAGTAACTTTGTCAATAGTGAAAATTTCGCCTAAAGCATCCCAAGTAGAACCGTCCCAAGCATAGTTCATACCGCTGGCTTCGACGTTATACACGTCGCCAGTAGTAGCACCAGAGGGAAGGTCAGAAGTCGTAGCAACACTACCCTTATATTTGTACATATTCGTAATGTCGCTCTTTAGAGCATAAGTGCTGGCAGCACCAAAAGCGTCGAGTTTCGCCTTATCGGTAGAAGTCATCAGACCGTTGGCGGTGGTGGTAACAGCATTGTAAGTAGTGTTGGTGTCCTTGTAGTACACAACTCCGTCAATAATCGGAGAGGCAGTATAACCAGTCGTGCTAGTTACAGTGCTAGTAGTGGTAACACCACCGATAACAGAGCTAGTAGCGGTCGGGAGCGAATAGTTGTTAGCATTATCAGCAATACCGTCCAGCTTGCTCTTATCCGCAGCAATCATTAAACCGTCCTTGCTGGTAGTAACAGCGCTATAAGTGGTATCGGTAGGAGTTTGCCAAGTGCCGTCTCCACGCAGATACTTGTCCTGATTACCAGCGACAGGCTTTGGAACTAGACCATTAGTACCATCCTTAGAGGAAGTTGCACCAGTCATATCATTATAGGTAGTATCCGTGTCCTTGTAGTATACAACTCCGTCAATAATCGGAGAAGCAGTATAACCAGAGGCACTATTCACGTCGCTAGTAGTCTTAACACCACCGAGGGTCTTAGAGGCAGTAGGCAGAGTATAGTTGTTAGCATTTTCAGCAACAGTATCTAGCTTTGCCTTATCAGTAGAACTCATTAGACCAGCAGTAGTGGTGGTAGCATTGCTATACGTAGTATCAGTAGCAGCAATGGTAATCTTACCATTAGTGGTATCAGGAGTTAGCGTGACATTTGTACCAGCAGCAATAGTGACCGTATCGGTCTTGCCAGCAGCAGAAAGCTTAGAAGAACCAACGCTAATATACGAATAAGCATTCTGGTTCACTTCAGCCTTTGCAGCAATGCCAGATAGCTTATCCTTTTCGTCGTTGGTATAATCGTTAGTCGAAAGTTGCTTACCTTCAACAGTATCAACCTTGCCGCTCAGAATTGTCTTTAGCTTTGTCCAAAAGTAAAGCAAACCCTCTTGGTCAACAAATTTTGACATATAATCACCCTTTTAAATTTTAAAAACATCCATCAATCGTATCGTTTGAAATTGCACTGTAAACAGTGTTTTCAGTTGTTATTGAAATAGCTTGGCTTCCATCGAAAGCAGTGCCATTTATTGTAATAGAATTAACAAGCTTACTTGCGCTTGCAGCAGTACCAGATGTACTAAGTTTACCAGATAATGCAGAATAAACTGCTTTATTTTGGATGGCATTAGTGCTAGAACTACTTAAAGAAGCGTCAACAGACGGAATAGTTGGACGATTTGTTAAATCATTATAACTACCACTTGTTGCAACTGTTTTTAAAGAAGAAGTATCTGCCTTTGCCGCAAGTAAAGTCTTTATTTTACCCCAAAAATAAGTAAGACCAGCTTTATCAACATATTTATCGGCCATTTAATCACCATCCTAAAAGATTATCAATATCGCTATTAGACATTGTGTTACTTGAAGTAACATAAGTGTCCAATTGCTTTTCAAGACCTTCAATGGCACTAATCGGATGTTGGTTTTCAGCATCACGATGCGTTAATTTTGTGTGGTCTAGTGTCCAGTCTGGATTAATAGGCGTGTTAGCTATTAATTCTTCGTATTCCTCTTTTAGTCTGTCAACTTCCTTAATTGAAATGTTGACATTTTCGATAGAATTATTAACATCTTCCACAGCAGATTCAGCAGATTCAACTGTAGATTTTGCGTCATCAACCCACTGTTCCCATACACTTGGAGTACGATAGCTAGTATCTACTCCCCTTGAGGGAACATGAGGGGAAACAGAATAGGTCAAATCGGTCGTATTTATAACACGACCATTTGACACTCCATTAAAAATAACCTTACCTCTAAATGGGGGACATTCAAAATTAGTAGCTTCTGGTGGAACATCTACTAATCCATCATCTGGAACATACATTTCAACACGAGAAGGCCAAAAGGTAATTTTTATTGTTAAGTCTTCCCAGCCATCTCCGCGAATTATATTTAATTTTTCATTACCCTTACTATCGTTAGTGCCAAGGTCTAAACTTCTTGAACTATTTTCTACAATGGCTCTGTATTTATTTAAATATATATTAGTGACGTGCATTATTACTTAACCTCCCTTGCTACTATTGTAAAGTCAGCAGTGGGGATAGTGCTACTATAAAAAGTGACCCTTCCGGCACTTGTATCAAGATACGACCAAGTTTGAGCGGCAGCTTCAGCAGAGGCCACGCCGATACTAGAACTTGCAAGACTAATATCACTTAGAACTGTGTCGGCGGTAATACCATCAACAATGACTGTGTTGCTATACGGGGCGGAGCTTCCAGTCCATCCACTAGCAGGAACAGTAATTGTATAAGAAACCGATTTTGTTTCTGTCTTAGCTGTATCAATATCTGTCTGTACCTGTTTTAATTTACTGTCAATTTGAGTGATAGTATAATATTCTGTAAATTTAGTCATATCATGACTATCTTTCCAGTCGGAGGTTTCATCGTCCCAAACCCAAATTGTATCGGTAGAGCCTACAATAGCCCAATAGCCAGTAGTGCCATCTGGAACGCTTTCTTTTAGTTTTTCCGGTGTTTCATAATAACCTTGCGCTCCGCTACTCACAGTTTTAACTTGATTCAAGTATTCTAAAGCATCAGCAGCAGATTTTGCGGCAGCAGTTGCACTATTGGCGGCTTCACTTGCTTTATCGGCAGCTCTATTTGCACTTGTTTCTGCGTTTGTATTACTTTGTTGTGCTTCACTTGCGCTTGTAGAAGCATTTGACGCATATGTTGCCGCGTCATTCTTACTTGTGGCAGCATTGGTTTCAGAATTTTTAGCATTAGTTGCAGAAGCAGCAGCGTCACTTGCTTTATTCGACGCAGTTGTAGCACTTGTCGCGGCATTGGTTTCACTATCAGAAGCATTTGATTCTGATGTAGCTGCATTTTCTTCTGACTTCTTTGCATTATCTTCGCTTGTTTTGGCATTATCTTCGCTGGTTTTTGCAGCGGACGCACTAGAAGCTGCTTCGCCAGCACTTGTAGAGGCAGCAGAAGCAGAATTGGAGGCATCGGTAGCCTTTGCCGAAGCAGTATTTGCAAACGTCGAAGCATTTGATGCGGAAGTAGAAGCGTTAGAAGCATAAGTTGACGCATTAGATTCGCTAGTAGAAGCAGCGGAAGCACTCTTAGAAGCCGCATTGGCACTACTAGAAGCATTTCCTGCACTTGCAGAAGCAGCGGAAGCGCTACTTCCTGCATTTGTTTCACTGGTCTTGGCGTTTGTTTCTGAATTTTTAGCATTAGTTTCAGAGGTCTTTGCGTTCCCTGCGCTTGTAGCAGCAGCGCTTGCAGAATCAGCAGCATTACTTGCGGAATCGGCAGCATTACTTTCAGAAGTTTTCGCATTACTTTCAGAAGTTTTCGCATTACTTTCAGAAGTTTTCGCATTACTTTCAGAAGTTGCCGCCTTAGTTTCACTAGACTTAGCGTTAGTTTCTGAGTTTTTTGCGTTTGTTTCAGAAGTCTTTGAATTGGTTTCCGAAGTTTTAGCATTAGTTTCGCTATTCTTTGCGTTTGTTTCAGAGGTCTTAGCTGCATTTTGACTACTCAAGGCAGCACTAGCACTATTCTTAGAATCAGTAGCGCTATTAGCACTTGCTGTTGCACTATTGGCAGAATCAGTTGCACTCTTTGAGGCAGCACTCTCGCTACTCGCCGCATTAGATTCGCTTTCAGCAGCAGCATTTTCACTTGCTTTTGCATTAGATTCACTTAAAGCAGCGGCCTCTTCGGAAGCCTTAGAGTTTTCTTCTGATTTTTTGACTTCAAGATAATGTTGTGTAATTATCTCATTAAATTGGTCAATAAGCTCAGAAAGCATATTGTAGTCTTCATCTTCAAGACTAACTTCCAGAAGTCCTTTTTCAACTTTTAAGTTTGTCGGAAGTGTATGCAAGATATACATATCACTTGCCGTATTAATTCCATCAAAGTTAGAATCATAAACAGATACGTCATATGTTACATAACCACTTGCGGCAGTAACTTTTGATTCAATAACCCAATCGAATAATACGTATGTTTCATCGTCCTCAGTAATAGTCTCTCTACCTTGCGAATAGAATTGACCAAATTGACCGAGAGCATTAACATAACGGATGATAATTAATTTATCAATTATATCAATTCCGTCTATAACTTCTGGTATTTTAAATGTAATATAACGAGATAGGTTATCGTCATAAACAGCAACCTAATCTGTTATAGCAGGAACAATTGTTCTTTCTTGAATTTCAAAGATATATTTTCCAGCCAATTTTTTAAAACACCCCTTTATAGTTTATTTTATAAAAATTATATTTAATAAGGGATGTTTATCCCTATTCATTTTTCAATATTTATTATCTATCTACCTTTAAAAAATTATATTATAAAGTCTTTTAAGCAACTCTGCGCCAACAGTAGGCGACAATATATGGTGGCATATTATTATGCGGCTGGCTGCCGCCAGAACTATTAGTCTGTACATACCCTCTATATGAAGAGGAAGTATTATCGGTGTTATTTTTCACCATCGCTCCATTACTTGCGCTACCAGTACTATTTCCAGTAAGTATATATTGATTTCCATTCGTATTGTAAACCCTACTATGATAATGACTTGGCATCTCGCTCACAGTAAGTGTATGTTCTTCTTCTCCACCAGTTTCATCGACTTCTTTTGTACCAGCCGCATAAACAAATTTATCAATTATTTGTTCCCATATGCCACCAAAAAGAGTCATAGGATTTGTGCTGTTATTACTCCAATAATAACTTCCAATTGGATGCGCAGATAACAAAATGTTTTTTTGCCACTCTTTAATATCTGGTACTTTTATATTTCCATTACTATCAACATTTAATGCCGAGTTTAAAATAATCGCTGGCCTAATACCTTTTTCTTTTTCGGAGTATTCGTCATTTCTTCGTCCATCAGCATCAATAAAAAGATATGTTTTAGATACAGTCTTGGAACGAAGCCACCACTATGTATTTTCTCCATCATAAGTTGCCTTGCGGTTACTTCTATTGCCACTTGCGAAATATCTTAGACAACTACCTTCATCTGGAAGTTGTTCTCCTTCGGCAGTATAATCATCGTCAGTAGACTCAAACCCAACTTCTTCTCCGCTAAGTAAAAATAAACCAGTATAATAATCGGAAGACATTGCCGATTTAGAAACAACAGAAGTTTTATCATCTTGATATGTGGTATAAGGAACTCTAGCTGGCAATATGAAATTTTGAATATCAGAAGGAAAATATTTTTTATAATATTCTTTCAAATATGTATCAATTTCACTAGGATAATATCCGGTATCTTCCCCACTAGAAAAAATGGCACGGATTTCCATGCAGTTATTCATTAAAAGCCAAGTTCCATTACAAGTATCATCGTATACATCCGAATCTGGATTTCCTTGTTGAATGACAATAAATGCTGTATTAACGCCATTTATTTTTAACTTAACTGTGCTGCCAACGGAACAATCCGAAAGGGTTTTACCCCCCCCCACCATTATTCCATCCTAATCCGATATTATTATAATTCATTGGATTGGTAGTTTTCATTTAGCAACCTCCCACTAAATTATTTATATCTTTAATCATTTTAAATAGGTTAATTGTATTCATAAAATCTTATTCCTTTATAATTTGTTTTGTTAGTAAATTAATATTCGGTTATTAACTTAATTTTTGGCATATGGTTTATTTGAAAGGATATTTGCTCTCCATTGTATCAAAATTTAAAATAATAGCTGTTATACCTAGACAAAACAATACCCATTTAAAACTTGGGATATGTCGCTAATTTAGTGGTATAGGTTCGCTGTTGATATTTTTGCTGGGGCATAGGGTTTCGCTTTCATAGAGTCCATTATCTCTTATTATTTAGTAATTCTAAAAATAAGAGCGCAATTGTTTTTATATAAAAATAGAATGCTTTTGCCAAAATAGATTTATTAATTGTTTAACTATTTAAATTATTTTCAATCTATCTTAGTTTTTATCTTTCTTAAATTATTTACTTTTTACGTCTAACAATGATTCTAGTGCTTTTATTCTCTTTTCTAGCTTTAAATTATTTAATTCTAAAATAGAAACAGCGTACTCAAAATCAAATTTACTAATCTTATTATCTAATTGTTCATTAGTATTATTGTTTAGCATTTCAATAATTTTTAATATGTCAGAATATTCGTCATTATTAAACATAAAAATCCCACCTTTGGGTCTCAATAATTTTCAAATTAATTTATACTATCAATAACATTAATATATCCGTAAGCACGAATATAGTCTGTCGTAGTCCCACCACTTGTATATCTTAATACAGGCTGCTGCACATATTTTCCTTTTAATTTTTTAGTATCTTCAGAAGATAAAACAACATTAGCAGAACCACCTGTAACAGTTAATGTTTTTGTTATTACCGTATTTTTTGTATCATTATATGGACATAATTTCCATACAAGTGTATAACTTTGAATCACAGTACCATTAGCATCTGTGAACTTAAACGGTATGGTAATTGTATCACCAGAGATGAATTCAATATCTGGAATCTGCGTAACATATTTTGAAACGAAGTTGCCCATAAATTACACCTCCTTATGAAAAACTAACTTCCATACCAAAACAAATACCAAGTTCGCCAGTTACATAAGAATTTAAATATAAAGTAGAGATATTTATTGTAAATGGTTCATCTTTTGTATTCTAATACAAATATCCGTCACGATAAACTCTACCGAGAATTCCTATATTAGTCTCTGTAAATTTAGGTGTATATTCAAAATCTCTCATATATCCACCTCATTACAAAGAACCTAAAGTAAATCTTAATGAGCCAGCATTTATATACATTGTACTACCAACTTGAATTGTAACAGGATTTGTTAAATTAATCCAAAAGTCTGCATTAGTCCCAGTTTGAGTAGAACATATAAATACAGCTTTAACTGTAACCGCGCTACCTTTTGTAATACTGGAAATTGCTATTTTATTTTTATTCTAAGAATAAACAATCTTATTCGTAGTCGGATTAGAATAAACACCTGTTTCAAAATTATCAGTAGTATTTGCAATTCTTACACGCGAATAACCAGTAGAAACATGGTCTGGTTCTATTACTCTTCCGTCAGAGCCTATTTCAAAGGTGCTTAGACCAAGATACCAATACCCCGGAACGCTTAGTGAGTTACCACCAAATAACAATTGATTTACTTGTTTAGCAAGAGAAGAACTAATCATTCACATCACGCCCTTTCATACAATGATTATTGCGTTATTTCTCCTATAATAAAGATTCAATTATCTAAAAATCAAAATAATAATTTAAATCAGCCGCACCAGTTGCACGTCTATTAAGTTCTGGTATAAAAATTCTATACGGAATTATATTATAATTCTTATTAGTATATCCAATAATTGAATTTGAAATGTTAATATCTGGTAATCCAATAATATATTCATTTGTATTGCTATCCATATTTACACCGTCACAATACAAGTTCTCCACTGTCTGTTACCGAAAATAAACTACTTCTTAAATATCCATTATCATCAACAATTAATTCTCCACCAGAAGTACCAGAAGAAGCTTGGCCTCCTAAAATAAATTCAAGTGCATTTGCTAATATAACAAATTTATTTCCACTTGATACAGTTTTAGTTTGTGACAGATTTTTCCACAAAATAGCATCTTTGGTGTCTTGTGAAGTTGCAACAAATATTGAGTTTATTTTAGTATCAGTAGATTTGTTCAAATTAAAAGTAATAGCATTAACATTTTTTACGACGCTACACCCTAAAGAATTATCATATTCAACATGAAAATAATCTGCACTATTTGGTATTCTTATTCTTTTCCCGTCTTGTGGAAATATTTCAGAATTAATAATTCCATTTTCTATTTTTTCAGAACATATTCCAATATAATAATAGTTATAAATAGAGTTGGCTGATTGCTGACCAAATATGATATAATTTATTGTATTTGCAAAGTCTTTATTAATCATTAATTGCCAACTCCTTTTATAACATTTATTTCGCCATATGCTTTTACATATGTAGTTTTATCATATTTCAAAACTGGGATTTGAATATATTTTTCTGAATCTAATAACTTTGTATCTTCAGAATCTATACTAATATATATTACTCCATTATCAGCAACAAATATATTGTTTTTATATCCAGAATTATTCTTGTTAGAATACATTAATATTGGGTCAGAATCAATTCTAAATGGATATAAAAACCATTGAACTTCATCTGACGCACTGGGAATTATTATAGTCTAGTTCGCATCAATGAATTGTATAGCAAACATAAGGCTATCACCCTATATAATGTGCATTTTAGGGATTTGTTGTGCGGCAATTAAAGTTGCTTCTTTCTGCAATAAAAATCACCACAATCAATTTTCATCAGTATTTTCAATGGTTTCAATATCATATTTTGTTTTATATACATAATTCGGAGGATAATATGGGTATGAATCAGGGTCTTTAATACTCTTTAAAATCTCTCCGTCCCAAAAGTAATTTGTATGTCCATGAATCAAATATACGGTAGCGCCAATATCAAGACTTCTTACATTTTCTTCAATAGAAAACCATTCGCACATAGCTTTATAATTTTCAAATACAAATGTAGCTGGTCTTTTTTCTAAATCTTCTTCTACTATATTTAAAGCATCATATATGTCTTCAATTTTATTTTGAAAATCTATTTTAATTTCTTCAATTTGATTGCTTAATTTTTCTATAATAGAATCTAAATTTTCATTCATATTGAACGCCCCTTTGTTATTTATTTATTAGTATTCGATTTATCAGTAGATTCTTCGCCAGAATCAGTATCTTTATCTGAATCTGGATTCTCAAGTTTATCTAATCTTTCTTTGATTGATTCAATTTCTTCAAGAATAGTATCAATGTCTGTTTTATGTTGTTCTTTAATAGAGGAAATATCAGTTTTTATTGATTCAATTTCGTTGGATAAATCTATTGTATTTGTTTCTAATTTACTATTTACGTCTTTTAAACTAATTAAATTATTATTAGAATAATTTATAAAAATTACATCTCTATCAGAAAAATCAATTATATTTTCTATTGGAGTATTTGGGTCTGCCCCGGAATCTATATCAGATTCAGAAGGATTAAACACTATTTCTATCCCATAATCAGTATATAAAACATTTTCTTTAATAAGCCCATATTTGTCAAATAAGTTCCATACACCATCATAATATACAAAACTGTATGTATTAGAGTTTTCTCCTAAATTTTCTTTAAACTTTTCCCAATTTATATCTATATATAATTCAGAGGTGTAATCCTAATAGATTAAATATTCATTTGATACTTTGCAATAAGCAGTTCTTTCAATTCCATTTGAATAAGCAATAACGTCTCCTGAATATTTTGAATTTCCGCCAAAATCAATAGAGTATGCGTTATTTCGTTTGGATTCACTAATTCCATTTCCAATAATATTTAAAAATAGTCCGTTTGTATCTAATAAAGAATACGCTCCGCAAACAGTTGTATAATCACCATAAGAAATATTTCCAGTTCCAAATGACGTACTAAATATTCCAATTGAAGCGTTTTCGCTCCCAAAAGTAGTGGAGTAATTACCAACAGAATATTCGTCTAATTGATTCATGGATAGGTAGCCGTTACCCTTGGGATTATTATATGTTAAGAAATTTCCACTAAAATCAGCAGATTTGACCGCCATAAGTTTTATACTCTAACCGTCCCAATAGTATGTATTTGAGGTTTCGTCATCTATCACAAAAATAGTAGGAATTTTTAAGTTAGACAAATTTTCCTGATTTTGAACGTAACTTCTCATGTCAGAATAAGAATTAAATTTTACTACCCACATTTGTAACGACACAGTTTCTTTAATAGAATCAATATCTGATTGAAAATTATTATTCTAATCATTAATTTCATCTTGAATCTGTTCAAATTTACTGTCATAATTTTTGAAACCATTTGATATTGTTTCATCTGTCTATGTTTTATAGTTATTTAGATTAGATAATATTTCTTCGTCAGATTTTTTATATTCTAAATCAATATCTTGTATTTTATTTAAAATATCTGTATCTGCATTCCTAAGAGAAGAAATCGCATTTTCAAAATCCGTTTTACTTATTTTTTTATCTATGCTATCTTGTAAATCCTAAATAGAATTATATATAACTTTATTTTGTACTGGATTTGTGCTACTTGAAGATATATATGTATCAACATTAACTGACAAAGCTTTTGAATATAACTTGCCAGAACTGTCTACACCAACAGGGGAAATCATGTCATCTGTTTTTAATTCTGGCATAACAAAACCAAGTGTGTCATTTGTTGCAATATCTTTATTTATTGTAAGCTTAGAAGAACCATCATATTCATGTCCAAAAATATCTAATGAAAATGGATTTTTTAATGAAGCAGGGAGGTTCGCCAAATAATTATAATCAATTTGATGCAACTAATTATCTTTGTCAAGAACATATTTTATATGTGTTGAATTTAAATCGGCCATAGTATCACTCCCTTATATTAAGATTTTAATATTCTTCATTTATAATATCTTTATATTGCTCTTTTGTAATATAGTTTAATTCTACTGCCTTGTGAACCATATCTTTTGTCCATAATTTTAAATTATACCATCTTTTAATGTCAAAAAAACTCATAATTTACGCCTCAAATTAAAGTTCCAGTTATCATTGCTGTATAAGCAATCTGTGCCTGTAATTTATCAATGTCATTAATATCTTGAGAAGTAGAATTTATATAATTTTCATCATTAGATTTTCGTTCTATTGGGGAATATATTATTTCGTCATTTTCATAAATATAGTCATCCCAATATTCTACATTATTTGGCAACTCATTAACAATTATTGCATTTGATGGAACAACTTCTTTTATTGCATATGTACCTTGTTGTAATCTATTATTCTCTTTATTTATAATTATAAATTTTACAATATCCATAAAACCCCTTGCTTCTTTATAATAAGAATATTATTAACTATTTCCAAATTTTATGCCATATATTTTTCTTGGAACAAAACCTTTTCTTGTTTCATCTGTTGTTTGCCATGTTTTACCAAGGCCAAATCCATGCCAAGCTGGGTCGTTAAAATATACCCCATTCGTATTGACGCTAAAAGTTCTATATCCAATAGGATGGTTAGAACCAAATAGTTTCCCATGATACATTCTACCAAATACTGAACCACTTGAACCAACTGCACATATTGCCGTTGTAGGTTGCGATACATTATTGCCATCAGTAGAACCAGAGCCAAACGTGATTAAAACAGCGTTATAATCACTAAGAGTTAAATACCACCATCCAGCACCCCAAGAAGAGCTTCCGTTACTTCCAAGATATTTGAACACACAATCAGAAGATAATTGACTCCACCCAATTGAATTACCATATACCTTTTCTCCGTTCATACTTTTACCGTCAACAGCAGTCCAATTAGAAAGAGTTGTATCAGTGGCGTTTATGCTATCTATAATATTAGTATCTTCATTAGTTTCAGGATTATATAATCTTGCAATCCCATATTCATCTATATATAAAGTACCAAGTTTTAGTGTGTTATTCTCAAAATTCAAATAAGAACTACCGTCTTCATTTGTCAGAATTGGAGTAATAAAACGCATGGACTCCATAGTACCAGCTTTAATATATTCTGCTCCAATATATAACGGGTAGTAAGTTTCGCCTGTTACAGAAGAAATTTGTGGGTCGCTCGTGTCTAAATATAAACCTTGTTTCTCGCTGTCTCCACCTGTAAGTTTATTAAATATTGCTTCCTATGTAGTAGCAGCGGCCAAATTATTTTTTATAGCCGTGTCGCTTTCTTCCAGACTTGTAAGCATTTTTGCTTGCTCTTCTCTAATTTGCTGAGAAGTCCCACTTAGAGCTTGAAGCGTACTTGTAGTGTTACTAGAAATAGAAGAAACAGAACTAGAAACACCAGAAGAAGTTCCAATAAGCGCACGACTTACTCTATTTATAGTAGAAGTATTTTCACTTATCAAATCTCCAAGTGTCCATTCGGAAGTCCCTAAATTAAATTTATTGCCAAATGTCATTTCAATAGAGGTCGAATCTTCATAATCAATATCAATTTCCTGTAAGAAAGGTTGTAATACTTCTCCGTTTTCCAATTCGACATTAACAACAGTACCAAAACCAAGATATTTATTACTGTCTTTTTTACTACCAAATCCAATTTGACTTAACCAAGGTTCAAATTCTTTTTGAAATACAAAATTAGATGTATTCATACTAAAAGAAAATGCTGGCTGACTAACTGTGTCTATCACGTTATATGCTTGTTCTGCAAGTTGCATTGCAATAGTTGTTGTATTAACCATCTCTATGTCTGGATTGAATAATTTTACAAGAATTTTGTCTTCTTTCACAAAACTATACCCAGCAGCAGAAGAATTATCCAGTATGCCAATGGATTTTCCAAGCGTCATTCCGGCAAATTCTTTAGTACCGCTCATATCCCAAGTTTTTCCATTATATGTTAAAACATAAGTACCTTCATCATTATTTTTGGCTTCAACAATATCTCTAAAGGTTTCTTGTATAAATTTTACAGGAGTTGCATTCCAAGAATTAGTTGTAGATTCTGTATAAAAATTAAAATAATATCCTTGTTCTCTATACAAAAATTCTTGGATAGTTATTACTCCTTGAGTTGTTGTAATATACTGAGTTAAATCAGTATCATCGTCAATTGTAACATCGCTTGTGGCAGTAAATGCTTCATCGGTGTATTCACTTTGAATCAGGAACGGTTCAAGAACTTTTCTATCTTCTTCGGAGAAATAATAATTATACCCATAAGTTGTGATATATTTTTGTATTTCGGCATCTATTTGAGCTATTTTTTGGTTTAATACGCTCATAGAATAATATTTTGGCATACTTGTTTCGGAATTTAAATCTGGTTTTCTTTTAGATAGATTTTCTACACCAGAAGAATCACCACAAATATACATGGTATTTTCACTTGTAATAGCAACAGAAGAAGTGCCACTAACGGCGGTTGTTACGGTTGAATAATCAAGATTTTTAATATATCCATTTTTGCCATTCCCACCAAAAAGCAATTCACTATTAGAATTGGCAGTATCAAGCATTTTTTGGCATTCTTCTTTTGATGCTTGAATAGCAAGAGTTTGTGGCAGATATGAAACAGCACTCACAACTTCTTTTTTGGCACTAGCTAAAACTAACTTGCCAGAAGTTGCAGCAGCGGCAGGAAGATAAGAAGCAATGGTTGCCGCTGTAGCGGCATCTGCTCCCATTTTCGTAAGTATTGTAGTGCCAGTAGCGACCAATGTACTAGAACCACCACCACTAAGCCATAATAACCCAACACCTATCGCTACAAGTCCAATACCAACTGCAAGGGTTGTCCACCCTGTTTTTTTAGTTGTTTTTTCCTCTTCGTTAAACGTAGAAATGGCCTCAGTTAAATAACTGGCAATTGATGTAGCTTCAATATATTTCGCATATAATAAATTATATTGAGAATTAAAATATGCTCTATCCGAAAGTAATTGAGCATATGAACCTTCTTTATCAGAACTATAAATTAATTCCTTTATTTTTTCTTGCCATTCATATACATAATCTTTTAGTAATACTTTATTTCCATTAGAGTCCAGCCTTATAGAGCCATCATCCATTTTAGAATAAACATTCTTACCTATCCAAGCGTCATCTTTATCTTGTAGGTAATAATTAAAATTGTAAATATTACTTGTTCCAGTAGGATTAATCAAAGACAATGGTAATTGGTCAGAACCAGAAACAGATAATACTGTACAAATATCATCAGATAATTCTTTCATATCAACACTTTTAATTAAATTATCAAAAGTAAAAAGAATATCTGTTTGATTCACAATTTCAGAAGTTTTATATGCTTTTACAGTGAAATTTTCAATATCATAAATAAAAACGCATTCATATGCAGAAGCGACATAATTCTGCAAAAATCCATAAAGTCCGTCGCCAGTATCACTAAAAGAACGATATTGATTCATTAAATCCTTGTCGAGGTCGCTTGCATCAAATTTCCAATCATAAAATCCATTAAACAATTGATACATTAACGTGTCATCAGGATAGCTTTCGTCATAAAATTTAAAACTTTTACTGTAAATTGCGTTAGAGGTTGAAGTTAATGTGGTAGTACAAATATTTATTGGTTTATAATTCAGCATATATTCTGCTGAATAACAAGATACTTCCTTGTACGGAATGTCATATTCAAAATGCTCATTCACTTCTGAAATAACAAAATATCCCATATTTTCGACATGAATTAATCGCATCTTTCTTACTAAATCATAATATGGATAATCCACGTCGTTTATTTTAGCATAAACTGTAAAAGACATTTCAGACACATTATTATATCTCAAACTTAATTTTAAATTTTTTACATTTGTTAAAATGCCAATTTGTCTTTTGTCTGGATTACATAATTCCAGCACTGGAATGTCATATAAACCATTAAAATCAAAGTTCTGTTTAATACCAACCACCACCTAATCTCTTAGCATTAGTATAAGTCATTTTTAAATTAGATATATTTAACCCTGACACATACAATTTATTTACTCCTTGAGGAATTCGGAGAAATACCTTGTTAAAGTTTCCAATTCTGAAAAACGCATCAACAGAAGAGGTTATTAACGCAGTTTGATTATCAAAAGAAATTTTTTCATTTTTATATAAATTACTATTTCCGTCAGGTTTTTTATATGATATGGTTGTTCCATCCCTTTGTGTATATGTCTTTTCGGTAGAAACAAACATTGTAGTTTTATCATATATAATATTCCCATTAGAATCCTCAAATACATCTTCAATTGCTAAAAATGAATCTGAATTTGATTCTGTCACAGTGAATGAAATAATCGGTTTCATCGGATTAGCGTCCTGAGAGTAATTTAAAAATCTATTTTCAGCAGGGACAGTCGATGTCCCAATTTCTAAATCAATAGTTTGTTCGTTTTCCCAAGCCCAAGGTGCATCACAAGTTACTGTACCAGTAACTCCACGATAACCACCATTATAAATCAAATCATTATCTAGGTTTATATAACAATTATAATAATAGTTTTCAAAACCCTCTGCACAAATTCTAAGTTTACAATATTTCAAAGGAGAACATAACCAATTTTTAACTTGTGTTAAAGTTTGAATATCTACTGGTTCATCAAACACAATTTCAATTCCGAAACTCAAAGGTTCTGTTTGAGAAACATCTAATAGAATTGCCCTTGAATTTCCTCTGACATTATCCGTAGTAAATTGTTTTTGTCCACCAGAAGGACGTTTTGTATATTGTTCTTCCAAAAATACTAAAGAGGCGTTATATGCCTCGGAAGGTATTTCATTAAAAATAAATGGACACCCCATTACAGGCATACTATCCAACCACCTTTATAAAATAAAAGCCCGCCTATCTTTCAAAGCGGGCTAGTGTCCTAATTAAATGTAACTATTTTTTACGTTTCTATATCCACCGATTTTAATATGCTTATTAATAGTAGAATAAACCTCGTCAGCGAAGTCTTTCTTTAAGCTCTTTAACTGGTTCATTAACTCGTCACTATCAATTCCAGAAATATCCAAATCTCCCATGTCAAGATTGAAGTCTCCACTATTATTAGTAGAAATATTAGAAGCATTCGGAGAATCAATAGAAGTAGTAAACGGTTCATCGGTTTGCTGAATCTTAACATCACTTGCGTAGTTAGGAACAACAGTTTCTCCAACTTTTAGCACACGAGCAGTTTCGTCAGAGCCAAGTCCTAACAAGTCATCAAGTGGAGAATCACTCTTTTCAACGCAATTTGTACCATCATGGTTAGAAGATACTTTCTTAATTGCGTATTTTACGCCGGTATTAACCAGTTTTGGAATATATCTTGCTAGTAGATTACCGATAACAGTTCCGGCGTCTGTTCCGCCAGTAAAGTAAGAAACTCCAGAACTAATAAGGTCTAAAATTCCACTGGTTTCAGAACTCGTTGTAGTGCCGCTAGAATCGCTAGAACTACCAGTTCCATCTCCACCAGTAAGTTTATCTGCCGCAACAACAGAGGCTTCTCCTAGGTCGCTAATTGCGTCCTTGGTCGTAGAAGCTGCATCGGCTAGGCTATCAGCGCCAGACAGTGCGTCAGAAGCGTCATCAGCAGACTGTGCTGCTGCGTCAACTTTATCAGAAGCAACATCCGTACTATAAGACAAATCCTCCACCTTATCTGTTGCGTTTTCAACCTTGGTTGTATTATTTTCAACAGCAGTAGTATTGTCGCCTGTCTTATCTGTATTGGTGCTAGTTGCGTCGGTATTATTTTCTGTTGCAGTAGTATTATCAGTAGTAGCAGCAGTTTGCCCAATAAGAGCATATACTTCGTCCCATGTAGCTTTTGTAGCATTATTACTTGCGACAGTTTGTGCATCGTAGTTAATTTCAAGCTGAGAAAGAGCCATTTTAATCTGGTCAATTTCTGCTTCTTTTTCATCAATTAATACTTCAAGAGCATCAATCTCTATTTCTTTGGCATCAATCTGATTTTGCAAGGCATCAATTTGTGTGTCAAATGCTGCAATTTCTGCGCTAAGAGTGGTGTCCTGCATTTGTAATCCTTCACGGATATTTTGCAGATTAGTTTCACCAGTTGCATCTTTATATTTTTCAACAGCATCAAGAGCGTCGTTCCAAGCTTTTGTAATGGTTTCAGCAATGTTGTCTCCATATCAATTTTGTTAATTTTTGTGTTATACTAAAAAAATAAAATTAGTTTTGTTTTCAAATACTAACACAAAAATATTGGGTCATTTCTGCCCAATTCTCCATATTTCTATGGAAGTTCAGACTATATCATTCGGCTTATGCCTTATCGGGGTTCTAATATATAATTACTTATATATTAGTGGGATATTCCCATAGTCGTTGAGGGTGAACTTATCTTCCCTGCTGATTGCCCATTGTAACATACTTTAAATTTTTACTTTTTAGTATTAAAGTCTTTAGGGTGTTCCAGCATATAACCCGATTTATACAGCGCATTCATTTCGCGCTGTTCCACTTATAAAGCTTTTGCAATAATTCGTCATTGTTACCGTCAATTGCAGATTGAACTTCTGCCAACGCCTCTTTATACAGATTGCCTTCAGATTCTAAAGTATTAGAAATATAGTCAACGTAATCGTCAATAGCATCTTCTGCGTCTTCCAACGCTTCGTCAATAAAGTCGAAAATATCATCAATTTTTTGTTGAGCAGCGTCTAATTGGTCGAGAGCAGAATCATATGCTTGGTCTTGTGCTTCTTCTGTCAGTGCCTCTTGTGCATCATTAAGTTCTTTTAGTAACTCGACGCGCTTAGTAGCAGCATCAGAAGAAGTATCATACTGAATAGCAGCCAATTGTTCCTGAACGTCAGAAACAGCATCCGCTTTTTCTTTTAGAGCCTTTTCATTGTCATTTTGCTCTTTTTGAGCTTTCATTTGCTTCTCGATAGCAGCCGTAATATCGTCATAACTATCTTTTGCATCAGACAATGCGTCACGCCAAGTAGTAACATACTCTTTTACCTTTTTAAGATTCGTTTTGAGGTCTTCGTACTGTTGTTTAAGCATCTTTTCGACATACTCAATTAAATCAGTAATATCTTCCTCGGAATCTTGTATAGTGTCAAGTTGTTGTTCTTTGATTTGTTTTTGAAGCTCTAATTCGGATTTTTTATTTTTAAGCAGAGTTTCTTCTGCTTTCACTCCATCTTTTTGGGCTTCTAATTTGTCTTTCTCTAATTCTACTTCTTTTTCAAGCAGTTCATATCTGGATTTTTCTAGTTCATAAGCAGTTTTAGCAGCGTTAGTCGAACTACTGCTAGAAGAAGAACCAGATACATTTTCTCCGAAAGCATACAAGGCAGTGTATTTATCTATAATGTCTTGAATTGCCTCAGTTGTAAGTCCAGCACTAGCAGCAACACCAGTTAATTGCGTCTGTAAATCTGCTTCGGCAGTCGCTTGTACAGAAGCACCTGTTGCAGCTTCAATATGTCCATTTTTTAACTGGAAATTAGCTTCTCTTAGCTCATAAGCATCAGTAACAGAATCTTCTTCTATCTGGTTATTTACTTGCTGCGCACGAGCCATAATCTCGGCAGAAGCAGCGGTAAGAAGCTGTTGTTTATAAAGAGCCAATTGTTCCTCTTTTAAAGAACTAATAGCCTCTCCATTTATCTTAATTTGACCATTTTCATAACTTAAAGTATTTAAATAATCTTGGTCAAGTGCCAATAATTCTTCTAGTTGTTTAGCTGTAATAGTACCACTACTATTGTAACTGTCTACTGCATCTTTTAATGTTTCATAAGAAGATTCTACTTCTTTAATTCCGTCGGCATAGCCCTCAAAAGATTCGACAATTTCATTTTGGGTATCAGTGACATCATCAACAATAGCATTAGTTTGTACATCAAGATACCCAACAAGTTCTTCTACGAGAGCTTCTGTGTCATTTAATTCATCTTCTGTAAATATATCACCAAGAAGATTCTTAAAATCGTCGTTTTGTGCTAATTTTGTTAATGCCGCACGAACAGCTTCGGAATATTCTTCAAATGTTGTTTCGCCATTTTTTAACTTAATATTTAAGTTGTTAATTGTTGTTTCAATACCCTTGAAACCACTTGTGTCAAGAGCTTCTTCAATTTTAAGCTTCTTAAATTGTTCAGGATTTAAAATTTCAAGAATCTAATTACGAATATTAATAGCGTTATCATAAGCTTCTTGGTAAGAATCAAGTTGGGCTTGAGTATAATACTTAGTGGTTAATAAACCAGATTGCTCCATTTGGAGATATTGATTTATGGTCGCATTAGCTTTATCGTATCTGTCTTGTAATTCATCACCATAAATCTCAAAAGTTCCAAGTGAATCGCCAGTTTTATCAACAACAATCTGCAATGTCTTATATGTAGATATAAGCTCTTCTAAGCTCTTGTTATATGCAGTATTTATTGTTAGGCCATCTTCTAAGTTAAAGCTAAACAAATTACTCTTGGTATTTTGATTATTTATATTGGCATCAAGAACGCCTTGCTGCTTGATTCTTTCCATTTCTTCAAGTGTAGACTTTTGTATTTCAAGTTCTTCACTTTGCTTCTTTAATATATCTAATTGCTCTTTATCTGTAATAGATAAAGTATCTTTACTATTTAAATCATCAATTTGAGATTGAACATCTTCTAATTTTGATATTACATCATTAAGTTCTGACTAGGTATTCTCTAATTCTTCTTGTGCTTCTTCTAGTTGCCGATTTGCATTTGCTTGCGTAGGCAACCAATTTTCCCAAGCATATTTAAATGCGGCAACTGCCGCAACCACAATCGCAATAGTACCAGCAAGAGTTCCAAGAATAGCAACAAGACCACCAGAACCACCAAGTAGAGTGAGTATATTTGGGATTATTTTTAAAATACCGTCACCAGTAATTAAAGCCCAAGCAGTTTGTGCGTCAGCGACGCTATTTATAGAACTTGCAAATTCAGAAAGTTCAGGGGCTATCTGAGTAAGTTTAATAAGGCCGCTTAATAATCCACCACTACCAGTTAGTGTACCAAGAACCTTTACAACAGCGCCAGATAAAATATTTAGTCCTTGTGCAACAAGAACTCCTTTAATTACGGTACTTAAAACACCGCTTTTATTTATTATAGTATCAAAAATCTCTAATAGATTTTGTGCTGTACTAATTACATTAGAGATAACATCGTCCAAATTTAAATCGGCTACAAATTCTTCCCAAGTAGCCTTTAAGGTCTTAATTTTACCTCCTAGGGATTCGGTATAAATACCCATACGCTCTGTGGCCGTACCATTTGCGTCTAATGCAATTTGCGTACCGTCAAGAACTTCTCCCCAGTCGGCCATTGCGGCCTTAAAATAGTTGGCTTGTCGTGTGCCCGCGATAGCCGTACTAATTTGGTTCTTTTCATTTGTCGTAAAGGTGTCCCAACGACCTGCAACTTCGTCAAGAACATCGTCAAGGTCACGAATTTGACCCTGTTCATCCTTTAGACTAATATTCATTTTGGTTAAGACCTTATCGACATCATTTCAATTTTGTTACTTTATTCTAAAAAGAATAAGGACTGGGTTCTTCTTTAAGCCGTCTTTACGACTGACCCAATCTCTACCGCTTATATGTAGGAATATACGGTAGTTCAGACTATCACATCACCATCACGATGGTGTTCTTTCATTTAGTCGTTCAAAGTGCAATAATTATCGCTTCTTCCTTGTTGCCCATCCTACTGGGTTTTCAAGCATTAGTATAAAATACTAAATCATTAGAAAGAATTTTCATTTGCGGCTTATTTATTATACCACAATGCGCCAAAATTTTAGCGTTACTTCAGTGTCTTCAAGGTCTTTACCAGCAGCAATTTTCGACATTCTGGCAAAAATACTGTTCCACAATTAATTAACATAAGTTCGTTATTTTTATGCAACCTATATTAAAAATAAGATTCTTTCAATGATTTATATTTTTAATATAAGTTCTTATTATTTCTAACAAGTTTTGACTATATCTTCATCCTAAATAATAGGATGTCCCCCATTTCCATTTAAGAGATTCTCACTCACCTAAACAATTGGCCGTACTCCTGTTGCTTATTTGAAAGCTATTGGATAGTCGATGAACTTTTGTCCGTTCTGAACACTTAGCTGCGGATTGCCCAATATTAACAATTTTTACTATACCGAAATAGTTACTTTCGCCAATATAATATTCCTATTATATTTTAGTATGTTAATCTCTAAGGGGTTTCCCGCAATTAAAGGGATTAATTATTGCACATATTACTATGTGCCATGCCAAGAACATTTAGCATTACCACATTCTGTTACTTTTATGACCTACTTTATAGTAGGCGATAGAAGTTCTTCTTTAATTGGTCTGATTACCAATGACTTCTATTCACATATTTCATTGTTCGATTATATTATGTGTTCAGACTGTTGCATCCAAAATAAATTTGGTCAATTCATTCAGTCGTTGTCGGCGGTAATTTACCTTCCGAAGCGTTATCCATCTCTGGATTTTCGCATAAATATTAGAATTGATTTATACACCACTGTTTTGTTAATGGTGTCTGCCGATTGCTGTGTTTGGTCTTCTGTGACAACCAGAATTGATTCTAGTTTTTCCAGTGAAACACCGGATTGTGAGGCTACAGATGCAACTTTAGAAAGTATAAATTTTTAATGTGGGGCGTTATTCCACATTGATTTGTTTGTATTCTTCTATGTTATTATATTTTTATCTCCATGATACAAACAAACACCTTATTATTTCTAATAAGAAAAGACCATATCTTTATCCTAAGAGTAGGATATTCTCCATTTCCATTTAAGGGATTTTCACCCACCTTAACGATTGGCCGTACTCCTGTTGTTCTAAAAAGAACCTATGGGATGGTCGTTGAGCTTTCACCAGTTCTTGGTGCTTAGTTGCGGATTATCCAATATTAACAATTTTTACTATACCGAGGTAATTATTCTCGCCAATATGTATATCCCTATCATATTTTAGTATGTTAATCTCTAAGGAAGTTCCCGCAGTTAAAAGAATTTATTGTTATGTGCATTACTGCACACCCAGCCCTTAATAGTTGAGCTGTCGCTATATCACCGGAAGAAGCTGCGAACTTCAAATCTAGTGTGGTTAATTGGTCTACTATCTGCATTGCGTCAGAAGCTTCTAATCCATAGCCGTTGATAGCAGCCGTTAATGATTGTACGGAATCCGACGCTTCCATATTACCAATGACTTGTAGCGTTGCAGACGCTTGAATTAAGTCATTAGTTTCCTCAATACTGTTACCCTGCCGAAGCCACTCAACACTTGCAGAAGCTATATCAGCAGTTGTAGTACCCAAACTCTTGGCTAATTCTGAATAAGATTGGATTAATTCTTTGGCATCATCATTATTTTGTTGGGTAACAAGCTGAATTTGCGTCATTGATTCATTCAAATCAAGAGTTGTATCTATAACTTCTTTAATTGCAGTCTTTAAGCCCTGCAAGCTAATAGTGTATTGCAGTGTCTAGGCAATAGCATTTTGTAGCGAATTTGTATTTAAACTTAAATCAAACTCTTTTTGAGCCTGAATAGAGTCTCTAGTTACTTGGTTTTTATCACGGTTATAAGTTGTATTTTTCTGTACTTCTTGACCGTTACTAAGAAGAGCTTGTTCTTCTTGTTCATACGCAGTTTTAAGCTGCTTTAAGAGTTCTTCTTCTTCTTTTAGGTTGCTTGTAAAGTCAGTGTTCCCACTTTTCTTTAATTTATAAACAACATCTAATTGGTCTCTATACTTTTTATATGCCGCTACGGCACTTTCAATTAATGCAGTATCAGAAGCTTGGTCTGCTTTTTGAGCATTAAGCTTGGCGTAAGCCTGACTTTGTTGATTAATTAAATCAACAATCTTTTGGATTTCTTGGCTTTTACCACTGTATGCAGCAGTAAAGTTTGAACCATAATTTGATATAGTAATACCAAGGGCAGAAAATACATCTTGTAATTGAGTTGTTTTTCCATTAAGTGTTACAGTGGCATTGGCAGCAGCGGTTAAATTTTGCTGTAATACTTTGTATGTTTCAGAGCCTTCTACGCTATTAGATTTCTTAACGTCAGTTAGCGCTTTATAATAAGCCTTAACCGCCTCTGTAATTTCTTTATATGTAGCAGCTTGATTTTTCTAAGCTTGGTTTTCCTTTTGTTGTTGCTCTAACTCGTTATATCTTTCAACTAATTGTTGAACTGCCTCTGCTGTCCCAGTATATTGAGCCTGACCATTCGCAAACACAACACCCAAAGCTTCCATACTGGTTTTAACAGCATCATAAGACGGCTTTAATTGAGTTAATTTATTATTTAGAACATCATAATACTCTCCGGGCGCAGTATTATTTACCTGTTGTTGAACAGTATAATATTCCTAAAGAGTATTTGTTAGCTGTTGTGCATTTGTTGATATATCAATAATTCTTTGTGCTGTATCAGAACCCAAATACGAATCAGCATTGTTATTTCTTTCGTCCAGTTGTTGAGCTGTTTGATATATTCGTTCAAAAGCCGTATTAAGAGTGTTGGTAGCAGTTGACATACCTTGTAGCTATTGTAATTGCTGAGAATGATAGTCTATTAATGTCTCGGTTTTACTAAGCTGGTTTGCCAAAGAACTTACTTGTTGAGTATCTTGATTTTGAACCGCAACAGCTAGTTTTTCTTTAATATCAGTTTCTTTCTATAACAAACTAATATATTCTTGCTGAATTTGTGTTATGGCCTTTTGTTCGGAAGTTTGACCAGAAATTTGGTCACGCATACTATTTAATTTAGCTACATATTTATCTGCACCAGTTTGCAAATTATCAAAGCTGCCACTTACTTGAACAAGTTGACCATTCATGGCAGTAGCAGTCGCAGTAAATCCAGTAGCAAGTCCAGTTACAGAATCTCTCGTTATCTTGAGTTCTCCACCAAGATTTGCCAATTGCTGTTGCAATTCTTCAATATTGCTTGCATCAATATTAAACTTTAAATCTGTTTTTAGAACTTCTTGTATTTGTTTTGTAACTTCGGCTAAATCTTGGTCAACCTCGTTATCAATACCAATACCTATATTAAACATTATGTTTTCAGCCATTTAACCCACCTCCTTAAAATTAATCAGACCGCAAGACAGAAGCACTATGTTTAAGACCACTAACATTAAATCCTAGTTTCTCTAATCGTGCCGATACCAAATCAGAAACATACCAGTCAAGAAAATCTTTAATTTCTTTTGTCATATCTTCGTCAATGCCTCTAAATCCTGCTTGAATAACTCGGTTACTACGGCTAAAAGGCCAACTACCATACATCATATAATCATATAAACCATAAGTAAATGCTTGACCATTTTCCCAGTGGTGAGGAAACTTCGGGTCTGGTTCATTACGAATATCTAACAAACCCCAATCACAATATATCTTAACTGAAAAATTAGAAACATTTACTTCATAAGAAATTGTACCCAAAAATCCACCATTTTCTCCAAGTCGATTATAGTTGTCTCCTTCTGGATAAGCATTGTAATAATAACGTTTAACGTATTCTTTTATTTTTTCTACAGTCTACTTTCCAATATCAGTTAGAGCATTTTCAATTTCTTTCTGCGCTTCATCAACTTTTTCTTGTACCTTTTGTGTAAGTTTTCTATAAGCATTGGTATTACCCAACGTATGGTATGAATTGCGGCTTAATTTGCTGCTCTTTTTAGCCATTTGGTATCACTTACTTTTCTTCTATGTTTGTTTCAGTATTCTCAGACTTCTCTTCTGCCGCCTCTTTATGCGCTTCAAAAACTTCTTCATGCGTCTTTTCTTTTAGAGCATTTGCAACTTCTGCTGTAATCGGGTCATTAAACTGTGCAACACTCTCTAATAATTTTAATTTACGCATATCAAGCTTAGAAAGTTCCTTACGAATTTCTTTCATATTTTCAACGCTAAATCTATCCCCAATTTCATGAATAAATTCATGTACCAAAAGAAGATTGTCTACACCGGAAATCTTATCGCACATATTTGAGAGATATTGATAGTCGTTATGACATCTTGATTCGATAAAGTCATATAGACCAGATTCCATAACAAGGTCATAATCCTTTAATGTCTGCTTTTCGACAGGAACAACCATATCAATATATTTGAATAAAAGATTGAACATCTTTATTACTTCATATCTCATGTAAATATATTCAGCAGAGAAATCCTCGCTGTTTTCTTCAACTTTAACGGAATTTTTATAAATCTTCCCAACAATACCAACTAAAGCATATTTCTGAATGACAGGAATATAAGTATTAATTGTTAGATTTTCTTCTAAAAATTTATGAAAATCATCTTTTGACATCAGTTTTAAAGAATAGGCGTTTAACTTATCATATAAATCATTAAATGTCATAGTTTTCTCTCCTTTGTCACAAATTATATATCATTTACAGTAGTTTGTTCAATTTCGGCAATGCCATCTTCTGTAAAGTATTTTCCGAAATCTGCATCTCTACTGGAGTCATCGTAAATATTAATTAGCTCTAGACTCGACCAGCCAAAAAATTCCTGTATAATTTTGTCTGGTAAATTAGCCGCTCTTAACTTAGTACAAAGAGCGTGTCGTGCAGAGTGACTGTAAAAAGTAACACCAATAATATTACTAATTTCTTTACACCAATTATCAGCGCTTCCGGTTTTAGCTTGCACGTACTCATTGCCATTTTTTACAACAAAGAGCCATTCACTTTCAATGCCCTTTTTCTTTCTATCTTCCATCCACAAATCAAAATATGGTTTAAAATCATTCTTAAACACATACTTATAAAGCATTTTACCCTTACTACTTCTACCTTTTGTCTTAATTTGTTCTGGTGTCTTATATAAACATCCAAACTTAATATTTTCGTCTTTAAAATAATCTACCTTAAATCTTAGCAACTCAGACTTTCTTGCGCCAGAAGCAACCGCCAATGCTAGATAACAAGCAGTTTGATACTTCTTTCTAAATACAAGAGTTTTTAGACATTCATCAATTTGTTCTTGTGTTAGAACTGTTTTTTCTCTAACCGGCTGTTTTACAGAAACTTCAATTTTTTGTACAATATTTCTAAAATCAGGATATTCGTCATCTAGGATATTTTCAATATAATTACTTAAAGAACTTAACGCGGATTTGACTGTATGGATTCTATTTGGACTCCATTGCCATTCTTCAACAGCTTGGCTAAAAAATCTTACCAAGTCACGCTTTTTAAGAAAAATAAAAGACTTGTTGTTATTATTAGAATAATTCCAGCAAAAGAACAATCTTATCATTTGATAGTATTGATGTATTGTTTGCGGAGACTTATCTGAACTTCTTTTGTAGGAAACAAAGTCATCTAGTAAATCCTTGTTTTCCATATTTACTTTTTCCCATATTTCTTCTGAATATATATCATTATATACAGTTGCTCTACCCATTTAATTCACCTCTAAAATGCTTTTTAGTAATTCAGGTATATCATATTTGTAATTTACCCTCATTATTTTCTTATTTATTAAAATACCGCCATATCTTACAATGTCATTCTCATTAATACTTTTTTTAGTCGTATTATTTAAAAACTTCTAAAAATTATCAATGCTTAACCAATATGTGTTGGACATTCTAAAATCAAAAACAAATCCAGAAATAACGTTCTAAAATTGATTTGATTTTGCGAGTTCAACTATCTGATGATATTTTATATCCTTTCCTTTTTCAAGATTTTCAGATTGAATACTGAAACTTGTACCTTTTGTAGACTTCAATTCTAATGGCATAAGATACCCTTCGTAAAATATAAAGCAATCAAAAGGATTGGCTGTTGCAAATTTAGAAGTGCTTGTTTTGCCAAAATTATTTGCGCTATCTTTTATCCTCATAAAATATATATGTTCTGGAACAGAATTGGCAAAGTTCTATTCAAATCTTTTTCCGTCGTTCATAAAATATCTCCTTCTATTATAAGCTCATAAATACAAAATACTTATGGGCTTATAACAAAATCCTACCATAAAATGGTAGGCAACTCTATCATTCTTCGTTCTTTTTAGTTCTAAACAAAAATATGCCAGAGATGGAAAGTACAATTAGACAAACCCATACAAATGTGTTGTCACCAGTACGAGGAATACTGCCGTCAATTTCAACAGGTAACTCGGTTTTTGGAACTTCTTCTTCGATAATTTCAATCTCGTTAGTGTCTTCAATTGCTTCAACAATTTCTTCAATTGGTTCTTCTCGTGTTTCTACTACTTTTATGTTTTCTTTGTCCTGCTTTTCAACATCCAAAGAAATATCAATTGTGGTGAGGGGAGCTTTATAGGTTACATCATCATCAAAAGAATCTTCTTCCTTTTTGGGTAACTCAGGGTTAGAATCATCTTCGTCAGATGGGTCAATAATTTCTTCTATAATTTCTCCGTGGGCAGCTTTTAAGGCCAAATCATTATTGAGAACTAATTTAGTATTTTCTTCCTTGGAATAATAATTGCTGTCTAGTTCCTCAATATACTCGCTCCAACGTAATGGATTATAAGCGTCTACACCATCTTCATACCAACCATCAATATTCTGATTATCAGAATTTAAAGTTCCAGAAGGAGCATTCAACGTAATAGTAGATTCAAAATATTTATTAGCGATAATATAAATATCATCACCTGAATTAGTTGCAACATTATTAGAAATTGTAGCAGAATCATCTAATGTGATATTACTTACAAATCCCAAAATGCCACCGCCCCATGAAGCTTCATTTTCAGAAACCTCACTACCAGTAATTGTGATATTAGCATCAGTAGTATAAATTCCTCCACCATATCCGAATTGACCATCAACAGTGTTGTTATTAATCTTAGAATCTTCAATAACAAGATTGGAAACCCCATCGACAGAAATTCCACCGCCAACACCAAATCCTTCAACTGTGTTGTCAGAAATAATTGTATCTTTTATTATTACATTTTCAAAATCAATAATATTAATACCGCCACCATTTTCAATAGCAGTATTGCCAGAGATTTCACTGTCAATAATAGTAATATTTCCATTGCCATTATTCAACAATCCAGTAGCATAAATTCCTCCACCAAAATCAGCAGAATTATTTGTGATTGTGACATTATCAATAATAATTTCAGTAGAATCTTCACTGGTATTATTATCGGTGATTTGAATTCCACCGCCATAATAATCATTTCCACCACTTATAGTGCCATTTTCAATAATGACCGCAGAAACATTATCTAATTCTATATCAATAACATTATCATTAACATTTTCGTCAACAGTTAATGTATTGTCATTTAAATCTAAAATAACACTATCAGTAATTTTTAATGACTCGTCTAAAACTTCATCAGTAGTTAATGTAACTGTGTGAATTTCTCCGTCTTCAATCCTTTGAGACTGCGCATAATCAATAGCTTCTTGTAGCTCTCCAGTATCAAATTTTACTTCATTGCCAGTATTAATATCTACAACGGATGCCGCAAATGCGCCGAGAGTAATATTGGTGGCAATTACAATAGAAGCGATTAAAGAAAATAGTTTCTTGTAATTTGTCATCATTAAATTCTCCTTAAATTTTAAAACTTAAAAAGAAGTCCCAGTTCATCACTGGGACAACATTATATTTTTATTATAAACTAAAACACTCTACTAACATAAGAAAAATATTTTAGTACAGTATCTATTCTTTTAGAAAAATAGTCAGCTTTTTCAAAGAAGCCAATTTGTGTCTCACCAGTTGTGAAACATTCTCTCCATTTCATGATATTTTTCAATATCTTTTTCTGGAATTTCATAATGCCGACGTTTTAATACGTCATATAAGAATCTGGCATGAGATTCTTCGTCCTTGGCAATTAATGTAAGTCCTTGACAAACATAATCGTCATTATCATAATCAAAGTCTTTTGCCAAATTTAAATATTCAGTGACACCGCCAACTTCGTCGATAAAGTTATCATATACTTTATCCATCAAAGTAGCTTCTTTTTCTTTAGGATGAACCACTTTTGGTTCAAGTTCAGAAGAATCTGCAACCATGTTAATCAACCTTCCGCATTAACTATTTACTTGACAAACGAGGTTATATCTTCGTACAGGTTGTCTACATCACTCTTATGAAATTTTAATTCTCCAAGAATCGGGACTGTAACAACAAATCCAGAATTAGGGACATTTTCTTTGACAACATCTCTAAGTACGTCAATATCAATGTTGCAATCATCATCCATAATTTGAAGAGCCTTTACAACCTTGTTGTCTTTATATGAGGCAGCAATATTGCCAGCACGCTTAATAGCGAGAGCGATTGCCGAACCGACAACAACTTTTTGCCAACCATTAATATTCTTTAGAATTTCACGGTCTGCAAATTTAGCAACACCATTACCAATACAATCAATACTAACCAATACAATTTCCCCCTGTTCAAATAATAAATACGGCTCACTATTAAGGAAAGCAATTCAAGTGCGATACACCTAAATACGCACACCGTACACATTATTTAAAAATTAACGCCAGTTAATTAGCAATTGCAGTCGCACGCGGGCAGCGGGTTATAAAGAGCCTGTGCCGTAGTGGTAGTGCCAGTAGTAACATTAGCGACCATCTTGGGATAGAACGTCGCATTCGTATAAGTAACAATGAGGTTATCATTGCACTTACGAGTTTGTACTTCGCGTTCAAGAGCACCATGCAGTTCAGAGGCACAAGTGTCCATACGCTCCTGAAGAAGCTGGAAGCTATCTTTGTTCGCCTGATTCTGAACAGCCTGTTGGCCTAGCTGCTGATTGATAGCAGCAAACTGTGCATTATTCGCAGCATTCTGAGTGTTCATTTCGGATTTAATCTGCTCATACAGAGAAATCATTTCTCCGCGAGTATTCTCTTTTGCAGCAGCCAGAGCAAGTTCTGCGTCCTTCTGAGCCAGTTCCAGATTCTTCTGGCACAACTCGTTTTCAAACTTTTCCTGACAGCCTAATTCATAGCGGTTTACATAGTGGTCTTCGTTAATAACGGCAGGAGCAGCAGAAGCAGGATAACCATAGCCATAACCATGATTCATAGCCATGCCAGCCATTAAACCGAGAGCTTCTGCACCCTCAATAGTACCAGCAGACGTATTTCCGTGGTTATTTCCACCGAATACACCAGCCAGTGCGCCCATACCGCCAACAGAGTTGATGACACCTAAAGCTGTGCCAGCAATCATGTGGTTCTGATATTTCTATCAGCATTGACTATTTCTTAAACGACATATTTAATGTCGCCAACACCCTTTTCGAGTAGTGACAAAATCTACCCTACGCTTGTAAACCAAGCTAGTCGATACAGGTTTCTGTATAAAATACAGACTTCCCACGAGATTAAGTTCAACTTTCATGTAACCCTTCCTCGTTAGCTATTATTTTTTCTCCATTCGTGTAAAAAAATAATAACCCCGTTTGTCAAACAGCAAAGGTGTTTAAGGGCATTGTTACATACCCAAACCCAAACCAGCACCCGCAACGCCTTTAGAAGCATAATTCATTTCCATAATAAACACACCTTTTCAATAATTAAATCAGTAAAACACGGATATAAATAAGTTGAACGTTTCAACTTATAAAAATCTCAGAACGAATCTGAGATATTTTACCTAGTTAAATCTTAAACAAATTTAAGATAAACTTATATTGACGAAAAATGTCAATTTAAGATGTCTATTTATTAAAGTTAATTTTCGTAAAAAAGAGAATACACATTTATGAATAAAACAGTAATTTTATACTCCGAAACACTAAAAAATATAATTGGATTTGACCAATTTACTTAATTTAATAAAGTCATTTTGACAATACACTTTATTTAATAAAGTCTAAATTATCAAAATCTTTATCTGTTCTGGTAATTCCATCAGAACAGTCGAATTTTTTTAATTCTAAGTCATATCCAATTATATATATAGTAGTTCCGTCTTTCAGAAGTGCTTCTATGTTACACGAACCTTCTGAAATAACAGTGGGTTTGATTTCTCTATGCTGTTGCTTCAAATATGCTCTAAAACAATCCCTTGAACAACAAATATTCTTCCAAGACTTATCTCCAACGCACTACTTGCAAACATAATATTTCTTTCCGCAGTAATTACATTTTCTATTAAGATAAGGCATAATAATCAATAATAAATTTGCCGGGGCTAATGCCCCGGCTTATACTAAAAAGACAAAGATTACTCTTCGTCCGTATAAATCACGAAATCGTACAGCTTCTCGGTCAGACAAGGCTTCACGAACTCCATAGAGAAGTTCTGAACAACCGTATCGCCGTCAGCGCTCAAATCAAAGCTCCAGTCGCCATCAACTTCGGCCTGACCTTCCAGCACGCAGGGGAACAGTTCGCCAGTGCAAACGTCACGAGCAATACCATAAGCGGTAACAAGCACGGTCGGAGGCGTAGCGCCAACACTCAGTGTAATCTTCTGAGCAGTGTCAGCGGTCTTAAAGGTGTAAGCGCAAGCAATCTTATCCTCATATAGCGGGCCAGAATCTTCCGCGAATGTAAGAGTCTGAGTTTCCGCATTGTAAGTAAACTGATTGCCAGTAGGATTATCCTTAACCTGAGTATAGGTTTCGCCATAAGTGCCGTCGTTGTTCAGAATGTAGACGAAATTGATTTCGTCGCCATTGGATTCGCCAGACGAAGTAGTGCCAATAGCCTTCTTGCTGGTCTTAAACACGGGCTTTTCAACAGTACCAGTGGCCTCAATCATCTCATAGTTGGTAATCTCGTGAGAATCAGTGACAATTTCCGTACCGTTCTGAATTGCCATAACTTCGGTATTAAAAGTTGCGACTTCCACAGTGAAAGTAGCTCTACGGCTGTGCGCAAAGCCAGTGCCGATATACACGTTGCCACGGCCACCAGTGGGGTAAACCATTTCAACACTGTTTTCCAGCGAAGTGGTCTTGCAGTCGGTCAGATAAGCATAGATGCTCTTATCCAGAGGCCGTCTAAGCAAAATCTCAAACACCTGTTGCATCGCAAATTTCTTAGGCGTAGCTAATGCCATAAAAATTCACTCCATTTCATTATTCTATTATAGAACTCCAATTAATCTTATTCCAATTAATAGGATTCTTTTTCGTATCAATACAACCACTATAAAGCGCTTGCATTGTGTTTTTATACTCGTCAACCTTAGAAAGTCGATGATATAAATTATAAATAACGTATATCGGATAATCAAAAATATCCTTATACGGTTGTCCACGAGCTATTAATGACGAAACAATACTTGATAAGTCAACAGTGACTTCATCGTCTTTTCTTCCGTCAACGTGTTTTCTTTTCTTATATCTTTCATTTAGAATATATTTCTTAGCTTTCTTAGTACCACCATGAGTAAAATCATAGTCTGGTTTAAACCAATTAACTTGTCTTAAATATTGTATTAATTCATTGTAATAATGCTCTGTAAATCTAAAAGTATCTTTATCAAGAATATAATTTTCTCCTTGTGTTTTTACAGTTTGGAATATTTCCTGACGAGTACCAGAACTTTCAACAACAAATACTATATATTCACATTCTAAACCAAGAAAGAAATTTAACGCATCTCTAAATTGAGAATTAACAAAAACACAATCTTTTTGTATAGTTTTCTTGCCATCGTTATCAATAACGATTGGATGTCTAATATTTCCAGAAATACATTTCTATACAAAAAAGCTCCATTCACTCTTTATATCCTCATACCATATATTATGCTCAAACCACAATACATCGGCAACGTCAAGAGACGTTGTTAATATAAGTGACAAATATTCATAATATTTTGGCGAAGATATAACTTCATCCAACGTAGGATGTTTTACACATACTCCTTCGGAAAGCTCTAATGGACAACCTCTCAGCAATTGCAATCTGTCCACTGAGGGTCATACACCATGCCTTTCCTTAACGTTGTACTAAGTGAATTTGGAGAACAATCAATATTACTGTTGATTTGCAAATTATACAACATTTGAACACCATAAAAATACTGTTCATATGTTCTAACTTGAAAACCTCTTAAATAAGGCTTATTTAAAATCGGCAAATCAGTAAGTTGATTATTCAACATTTTATCTATTTGGTGCATGATTTCATACACTCTATAATTACCATCGACCATCCAGAAATCTATATGACAAACAATGTCTATTGTAAGAACGACGTTTCTCACGCCAGTATTTTTATCTGGTTCGTAGCCGCCATTAAAATATGCACAAATATAGCATTCCTTGTCGGTTTTTGTATCTGGCATTTTAGGCATTGGATAAATATATGTCATAAATAATTTACTTGTGTCTTTTAGTAATTCACAATCTTCACATTTTTCAGAATTCTAAGAATCACAATTTGGAGCATGACAGTATAATAGTTTACATAACTCTTGATTTCTTAGAAATCTTTCTCCAATAATACTGTTTAAAATTGGAGATAATTCTTCGTAATAAGCCATTATACTATCCCTCCTAATTCAATCTTATATATGCCAAATACTATTCCGTCTTGCTCAGAACAATAATTATCGGTAAACTCTAGTTCATGACTGATATATTTATCAATAATACTTGGTCTATCATTTCCTGAATAATAAACGACATAAATAGGAGTGCTAGACGGTTTCATATTTTTAATAATAAACCTGTTATCTCCTAAATAATTAAATTTATAATATTTATTGGGTAATGTGGTTTCAACAGAGATATTGAAATCATAATCCCCAATAATCTTGTATTCAATAGAATTATTTAACTTAATCTTATTAACATTAGGATAAATATATACAGCAGGATTCTTTGTAACAACTTGTGTAATTGACTTCTTCTTTGCTGCTTTCTTCGTAGTATCAGTAATTTCTGTTTCTTCAGTTTCACCAGTTTCTTCTTGAGGAATTACAATCTGTATAACTTTTTTACATACAGGAAAATTCTTCATACGAATAGTAATGGTCGTTTCGCCCTCAGAAATAAAAGTACATTCACCCGTTTTACTAACAGTAACAATATTACTATTGGAAGTTTGATAAAAGACTTCTTCTGTTACTTCTTCTCCATCTTTTAGTACAGTTGGATATAACTGGACAGTTGTACCAACAACATTATCAACACTATCAATACATTCAATGGAGTATTTATAATCTTTAAAATTAGCTACTTGTAATTCAAAATTATCATCAGTAGCTTTATTATCCTGATTTACATAAAATGTTAATAATTTACAGCTATCATTATCAAATGTGTTTCTTCTGTCGTACTTGCTTCTGTATCTAACTCTATATACATCTTCTCCAAATATATATCTATTGTCTACATCTATATCTTTAGTCCATTGATTAAGTTGACAATAAACATTCAAACGCCCGGAAGGGACGTCAAGTAATTCATTTGCACTTAATTGAGTTTCATTTAAATTGTAATCTATATAACAAGGCTCTCTATGGATATTACCATATTCATCTTGGCTACTTAATGTGTTATTACATCTTCTAATATAAACATGAGAAGTTACTGCTCTTTGATTAGCTATGGAGTAAACTATCCATATATTATCATCAAATCTATATCTAGTACCAAGCGGAGGCTTATAGTCTCCGTCCTTAAAAATCAATTTTGCAAAATCACCAGCAATTCTTAGGCCACTATGAGGGTCAATTAAGCTGGTAAGTCTAGCTTCTATTGGTTCAAATATTAAAGTACCGAATTCTACTTCTTCTTCTATGTCCGTCTGATAAGTAGGAGAATCTTCAAACTCTTTATTAGCAAGAGCCTGAAAATCATCTTTCCACTTAACACTTGCAGACTTATTTACCTTAACAAAAGAATCATAATACGCCATTTTCTTTTGCACCTCTCTTTATCAGAGATATGCAGTGGAATACAAGCGATTTCACCTCTGAATGTTTAATATCTTCATTGATATTCATACCTTGGAGAATACCAATTAGTGAAATTAAAATATCCAACTTAAATAAATCTTGTAGTCCAGAAAATTCTGTTACAAGTCTACTTAAATAGATATGGAAATCCTTCATGTCCCCTCTTTTATTACAATCTTCGTAAATTCCCAAAATAGCAAAAATTCTATTAATACAATGGTCAAGGTAATATTGGATGCTATCATAATCCAAAGTATTTACTTTTTCTTCAAACACCGTAATCACCTACCGCCCATTTGCTAAAATCTGTTTTATATAATCCGTAATTAACAATATCTTGACTTACTTTTTCACGAACACGGTCAGAGTATTCTGATTTTTGTTTTAAATTGGATTCCTCAGAAAAATGTTTAAAATCATTATCATTTAAGTGCATATTCATCTGAGTAATATCATTAACGACCCAATCTAACCAAGAAGATACCATTAATTCGGACAAAATATTCTTTTCTTCAATGTCTAACTCGCACAAGAACTGATGGTTGTTATAATCAAGTTTCTTAATATCTTTTTGACAGTTATAGAATTTGGGAATACTTCTCATAAGTAAAGTGTAAAGCATATCCTCGGCTATATCTATTTCGGTATCAAAAAGTCTTTTTAAATTATAATCCTGTATAGAACTTAGAAACAGATGATATACCTCTTCAAAATCTGTATTCACATATATCACCTTTCATTTTACATTATTTCAGCCATTTCTTGCATTTCCCGTACTTTTCCTTGTATATCTATATTGCATACTTTACTAACAAGTTCAACCTTGTTACGGTCAATATTTTCGTTTGCATAAATCTTATCAGCAAGCACTTTACAAAGAACTTCCTTTTGAGAATCATTCATGACAGATACAATTTGCTTAATATCATCGTCAGAATAATTTCCAATACCCTCAATGGTCTCAATTGGTATAATTTTCTTATAATACTCGCTTAATCCTAAATAATAAACAGCTCTATCATCTAAGATATAGAATAAACCAGCTTCAGCAAAATGACGATTCTGGTTTACAATAGTTACAAGCTGAGAATACAGAACGGGCTTAATGTCGCCAAACTTCTCTAATCTAATAGCGAGGTTTCCGTCAACCACCAGATTCAATTCTCCCTTACAAATTGAAACGATTCTAATTAGTTCGTCACTCTTAGGTTGTTCCAAAGTGTTGTCGTAACTCTTCTGCTTGAATTTTACGTTATTAGCAGTTTCTTTAATGGGTTCTGGTTCTTTTGTAGTACCAGCAATAGACATTATAGTGCTTAAATTACCAAGCGCTTCTAATAGCTGCTTATTAATTTCGGCTTGCGACTTTTGCATTTCAGATATTTCTTTTTTTAATTCATTAATTTGTTCATTTGTAGTAGACATTGCTTTACTCCTTTATTCCCAATAAATAATAGGGTATGGTAAAAATACCATACCCTAAATTTATATATTAAATTCTAAAAAGAATCAATTACGCGAGGTCAATAACGCCAACCAGAGCGTTGGTAGCAATACCAATACCATAAGACTTCTGGATGGTGGTCGAACTGGTCAGGTCGGCAGATTCCGCGAAGTCCATGTTCGTGGTACGAGAAGCGCCCTCATAGCACAGCTTGACAGGCTTCTGAGTAGACGGCGAAATGACATAGATACGCTTATCGTCCAGAATCAGCTTATGAGGATTCTTCCAATCAGCAACCTGCTTCATCTCCATAGCGTCATAGCCCATGAAGTTACGGATGTAACCAACGCGCACATAGTCGCTCTGGATGTCGTAACGATAGTTAGAGTTGGCGGGCAGAGCCTTATTCAGCGCCAGCTTAGTGCCGAGGAAAATGGGGTCTGCGCCATTATTGTAAGCAGAAACAGTCTGAGCCAGACGAACGGCAGAGTCCTGCGCCCAGCCAGTGATGTGCAGATTATCGTCCGCAGCAGTAGTAGGAATTTCGCCCATAGCAGTATTGAAAGCAATAAAGACTTCCTTGGTAATCTGAGCTTCCAGAGACAGAATAGCCTTCATCACGAACTTGGCGAGGGATTCCTTGCCGCACAGCACCTTATAGAAGTTCACAGCAACCGTAATAGCACGATTTTCAGGAACAATCGTGGTCTGACCAACGAAAGCCTTCTGGAACTCGGTGGTACGCATATCGCGGCCAGCCTTAGACACATAGAACAGGTCGTTAGGCTCGACGGTAAAGCTAAAGTCATCACCGTAATTGCCATAACGCTGCTCGGTATACAGACCGATAGACTTATCCAGAACTTCAGGAACAATCATATCAATCATGGAATTAACAACAGCGAAAGAAGCCCAACGTAGCATAGGGTTAGAGGACATCATTTCAGGAGAAACGGAAGTCGCAGCAAAGCTCAAACCAGCCA